CCGCCTGCAGCGTCTCGTACTTGACGTTGTCAACCTTGGCGACGTAAACGCCTTCCTTGACGCCGTAGGTGCCGTCACCGTTATCTTTGGGGATGTAACCGGTGGCGCAGTATTCTTCCTTGACCGCGCTGGAGAACGTACCGCCGGAGACGGCAGGCTTCGCGCCAGCGTTGGCCGCAGCGTTGGTAATGCGCCACTTGGTGACATTCAGATTACCACCGTTGATCGCCAACGTGGGAGCCACGCTGCCGGTGATATCCATCACGATCTCGCCGGTGAACTTGGCATCGCCGCCGATCTTGGTCTCGCCAACGGATTCGCCCTCTTTCCAAGCATCCGTCCACAGCTGACCCTTGATCTCGCCGCCGGTGATGTCGGCCTTGAACCAGTTCTGAATCGCGGAGTGGTTGCTGGTAATCGTACCGCCGGTGACATGCAGCACACCCAATGCACCGTTCTTAATGGCGATGAAGTTATTCTGCGTAAACGTGCCGCCCTTAATGGTCAGCGTACCCCCCTCGTCACAATCGCCGTTGCAGATCAGGGAGCTGCCAACCATGGAACCGGTAGAATTCGCCTTCCTGTAGCCGGAGTTGTTGATCACGATACCGCTTTCGATGGTCATCGTGCCCTGGTTGCGGATGACATAGTAGGAGGTCTCACCCACAGTACCATTGTCATCACGCTTGATGGTACCGGTCTTAGCCGCGCTGGTGTCCTGAATGGTGATCGTACCAAGGTTGTACAGTGCAGCATTAGCCGTACCGGTGCCGCCGTTCAGGGTGAAACCGTTCAGGTCGAGGGTGATCGTCTTACCTGCGGGGATCGTGACGTTTTCGGTCACGTTGGCCAGCAGCTTGATGGTGCTCCTGCTACTGTGAGAGATGGCTTCCGCCAGCGATTCGTACTTGTTGTATTTGCCGACCTGTGCAACGTACTTGCCTTCCTTCACACCATAGGTGCCGTCGGCGTTCTTGGTGGGAATGAAGCCGTCAGCGCAGTAGCCGTCGGAGATACTCTTGTTGAACGTACCGCCGGAAACCTCGAAGTTATCGGAGGTAGCCTTGCCGAGTCCGTGGAAGATATTTCCGCTACCCGTTCTGGTAAACGAGCCGCCCTTCACGTAGGTGATGGAAGTATAGCCCTCCACAACGCCGGTAACAACAACTCTTGCGTTATTGCTAGTGCTTTTGTCGATAAAGGTACCGTCCTTGATGGTGGTAGTACCATAAACCAGAATGGTTCCGGTAACTCCATATTTTGGTGCCCAATCACGCGTAAACTTACCGCCGTTGATGGTCAGCGTGGAGCCTTCCTCGCTCTTGACAACGTTCAGACCACCCTCATAGTCACCGCTCTCGATAGTCAGGGTGCCCCAGTTGTCGATCATGGAGGAACCGGTGTTGCCGGCGGTGGCAGTCACACCCGTGAACGTGGCAATGCCGTTGTTCTGGATGTTGTAGTAGCTCGTACCGCCGCTGATGCTGCCGCTCTGCACGGTAGCGGTAGCGCCCTTGGCGATGGTCACCGTGGCCTTGCCGGAGTTGGTGTTGGTCAGGGTCTTGCCGCCCAGATCGAGGGTGATGTTCTTGTTGATGGTCACATCCTCGTTTACGTTAGCCAGCAGCGTCACAATGTCGCCGTCCTTGGCAGCATTGATAGCATCTTTCAGCGTCTCGTACTTGACATCACCGATCTGCGCGGCCTTGACGCCGTTGATAACCACATCGACACCGTCGGTCAAAGCATAGGTGTTTCCGCCGTAGACGCCCTTGGTGGTATCGACGGTGCTGGCGACCGTGTTGTCAGTGTAGGTCAGATCGATGGCGTTCTTCGTATCATCGTAGATCAGATAACCGTTGCCGTCGATCGTATTCCCGGCAATATTGATCTTGCTGCCCGCAGCCAGGTTCTTATGCAGCGTAAACGCATTGCCGCCGTTGAGGTTCAGGGTGTTGTCCTTGACCTCCGTGCTTGCCAGCCGCGTCAGCTGGATGCAGGAACGGTTCACGTCATTGATACCGATCGTGTTTCCGGAAATGGTGGCCACCGCCGTATTCTGATCGATGTTAATGCCGCGATCGTAACCGGAGATCTGGTTGCCGCTGATGGTAATGTTCAGCGGAGCCGTTTCGTTGCCCTGCAGGTGAATCGCATACGCTCCCGCAGGCGCACCGGTACCGTCCAGCGTACTGTTGGTGATGGTGTAGCTGCCGCCCACGTTGGCGCAGTTGTAGATCTTGATGCCCTTCAGTGTGCAGTTATTGACCGTAAAGTCAATACCCTCAAAGTAAGGCTGATAGGTATACAAGCCGTTGGACGCACTGCCCGTAATGGTCAGATTCTCAAAGCTGATGGCCGTGGTGATCTTCTCGCCCCACCACTCGTAAGGCAGGGTGATATTGCTGTTGACCGTCAGCGTTGCGCCGCGATCTGCCTCAGCACCCACGAACTTGAAGTTGATAAGGTGGCGCTCATTGGTCAGATAATGAGAAGATCTTCTGCCCATGGTCAGCAGGTTGGCATAGCCCGTCTCATCATAGGTCACGTTGCCGGTGATGGTATAGGTCAGTGTGGCCCTTCCATCCTTGACATCGGTGAACACTGCGTCGAAGGCGTCAGCGTTGGCCGGCGTTCCCTGACCCAGAGCATCGTTCGCACAAATCTTTTCCAGCACGGGCTTAATGGCATCGTAAGCGTCCGCGAAGGAAGCGAACTTCGTATTTTCGAAGCCCTTGATGCCGCCCACGACCACATAATTGCCCAACTCCACGCCATAGGTGCCGTCCGCGTTCTTCACGGGGGTATAGCCCGCCGCGCAGTACTCCGCGGGAACCTCGCTGGAGAACGTACCGCCGGAGACGGAAATGGTACCGTCCTTGCCGTTTGTCAGGAGAATGGCATCCTTTTCTGCCGCGATCTTGCCGCCCTTGATCTCTACGCTTGCCAAACCGTACTGGGCGTTCACGTTGATGGCGGCAGCGTTCTGATTGCCGGTGCCGTCACCCCAATCGCCGGTCGTGCCAGTACCCTTGGAGGTAATAATACCATTGTTGACGATCAGCTTGCCGCGGTTCAGGGAGACGCCGCCCGCCGCACCGAACACAACGCCGCCGTTGATGGTGGTGGTGCCGCTGTGCGGATGATAGATGGCGTAGTCAGCAGTGGACTCCAGAATACCGCCGTTCACGGTGATATTGCCGTTATATGTTGTGTCTCCGCCGTTGCCCGCGATGGCGTACCAGCCGGCCTTGATGCAGCCGCCGTTAATGATAACGGTCGCGTCAGCGTTCTCGTTCTGGACGCTGACGGCGAACTGACCATTGTTGGCGTTGTCAGCTATAGAGGAAGCCGCGTCGATCAGACCGCTCTCCATGATGAACGTGCCGCCGTCGATGGCCGCGACCAGAACCTTGTCCTGCTTTCCGGAAATATAAGGCGTTTCCGTCCAGACCTTGCCCGTACCGGTGCCGTTCTTTGCGGTGTCGGTGCTGTCTTGCAGGGTCAGCTCGCCTAGAACCTTGATATTGCCGGAATTTGTGTTGGCCAGCTTCAGGGTCTTGCCGTTCAGGTCGAGGGTGACGGCCTTGTCCTTGGCAATTGTCAGACCCGTGGCGCTGAGGTCGAGATTCGTCAGCAGGGTAACGGTCTGTCCTGCCGTAGCCGCATCGATAGCCGCCTGCAGCGAGCCGTACTGCTTGCTGCCGACGGAGGCAACAGCTTCCACCGTCTTCAGGACGATCTTGTCCGCCGTCGCGTCCCCAGCCTTCCACTTGAGTGCGTCAGCCAGCTCAACCTCGTTGCCCTTTGTATCCTTCACGGTAGAGCCGAGAGGCAAAGACGTTTTCCCTTCGGGAATGGTGTACAGCGCGGCGGTGTTTGCGCTCTTGGTGTTGTTCTCCGCCACGAGGTTAAACGCATTTGCATCCGTGTGAGCGCCAAGATACAAGCCGACATTCTTGATTGCGGTGTCCCCGGCCTGCTTGCTGATATCAAAGGAGTTGCCGGTGGCGGTGACAGTGCTCGTGATATCCCACTGGGAAATGTACTCAAACTTCACGGGGCGTGTGCTGGTGACCTTGTTGTCGGTGAAGTTGATGGTAGTCAGGGACTTGAAGTCGCTGCCCTGGCCCTCGTTATCGCCCTGGGTCCAGTTGCCGTAGGCAGGCCGGATCCATGTGGGGTTGGAGCTGTTGGCATCTGTAGTATTGGTGTAGTTCTCGAACACACACTTGTTAAACGTCAGCGTCTGAGCCGCGATAGCGCCCACAATGATGCCATTGAAGGTACAGCCGTCAAACTTCAGCTCGCCCAGCTGGCTCCAGGGAGAGGTGTACAGCTGATAGTTGAAGCTCATGACGTTGTTGAAGGTAATACCCTTGAACGTCACGTTGGTGTAAGCGGGCAGCGCCAGCAGCAGGGATGTGCCGATCTTGTCGATGCTGGTGTAACCCGTGACGCCGCTGGTGATGGAGCCGCCGACGAACACAACGCTCTTGCCGTTGGCGCCGTCGTTCTTCTCACCCGATAGCCGTTCTCGCCATAGGCGTTGAGCTTGGAGTGATCGGGGATCTGGCCCGTGGTGTCGTCGCGCACACCGTTGCCCAGCACACCGTTGGTGTCATAGGCGTAGTTGCCCACGGTGACATACATGGTGCCGTTCAGGCGATTCTGCGCCTCGATATACGCCTGACGGGTCATAGTGCCCAGCTGCTCCAGCGTGTAGGGGTTAGCCTCTGTGCCGTCGCCGTCAGCCGTAGCCGCCTCGACTACGCCATAGGTGCCGTTATCGTTGGCCTTGACCTCGAAGCCGTCAGCGCAATAGTCGTTGGACACCTCGCTCGTAAACGTACCGGCAGAGATGTTGAACTCATTCTTGGCAGCATCTGCGGTCGTTGTTGCGGTAATATCAAACTTGCCGCTGATACCGGTGCCATTGGCTTCGATGGTGGTGGACTGCAAATCAAATCCGATACGGACGTACCGCCTTTTCCGAGGCGGTACGTTTTTGTCGGTAGAGAAGTTAGATTGTACGCAATCGTTATCTTGAAATAATCGTCATCTTCATCCCAGACGGTCACGGAGTTCACGAACAGGTCTATGAGAACTCTGCGGAAATCTTCATCCTCAATATCCCCACCCTTGAACTGTTCCAGCCAGTAGATGACCTGGGGCTTGTCCACGTGGACTACACCCCGTTCCTCTCTGGCAAGTTCGGCGGTGAGGTTTTTCTTTTCCTTCTCCAACTCCACCATGCGCTTCACCAGGGTTTCCGGGGCTTGACCGCTTTCAATGGCCTTTGTGAGATTGGACAGGGACAGGATGGTTTCATGGAGCCGTCCCCGGATAGCTGGGATATTGGTTTCCTGCTCTATATCATGGGCGTTGACCTCTGCGGCGATATTGGCTATTTCCTCTATATTTTCATCCGTGAGCAACGCAAGAGCGTCACGGGCAACTACTCCCTCTATAAAGTCTTTCCGCAGGTTCCGCTTGCGGCAGTCTTTATGGAGGTTTTTCTTTCCATAGCACTCATAGTAGCAGTAGTCCCCGGAACCGTTGCTGTTTGCGTTCATCTTTGACCCGCAGTGGCCGCAGAACAATTTCCCCGATAAAAGATACACCCTCTTGGCCTTGAACTCCCCAGACGGGCGTTTTGGGGCTGACAGGCGGGCTTGCACACGGTCAAAGAGTTCCCGGTCTATGATAGGCGGTATCACGTCCTCTGCGCGGTAGTCATGGAACTGGTACACCCCGATATACTTCTCATTACGGAAAATCTTGGTGAAGCTGCTTTTCCCGAAGGGCGTACCCTTTGAGGACTTGTACCCCTTCGCATTGAACGTCCTGCATATATCGGCCACGGTATGACCCTCTGCGAACATGGAGAACGCTTCCCGGACAATGGGTGCGGTTTCTTCATCCACGACCAGCTTCTTTCCCACGGACTTGTAGCCCAGGGGAATAGACCCGCCTATGGAGTTGTGCTTGTAGGCAGACTCCCGCAGGCCACGGTTTATCTTCTGGGACAGTTCCGCGCTGTAAAACTCTGCCATACCTTCAAGGACGGACTCAAGGATGATACCTTCCGGGTCATTGCTGATATTCTCCGTGGCAGAGATAAGCTGCACCCCATTCTTTTTGAGGCGGTACTTGTAGTTGGCACTGTCATACCGGGAACGAGAAAACCTATCCAGCTTGTAGACCACCACTGCGTCCCAGTTGTGCTTTTCGGAGTCCTTTATCATCTTGAGGAAGGACACACGCTTCTCAATATCCTTGCTGGCAGAAGTGGCGCGGTCTGTGTATATCTCCACCACCCGGATATTATGGCGGGCGCAGAACTCCCGGCAGACCCGCATTTGCCCTTCAATGGATTGTTCCGTCTGGTTTGCACTGGAATAGCGCAGGTACAGGCAGGCGGTATTTACATCTTCATACATGGCGTTTCCTCCATTCTTCTAAATTTATCACCCGGCATTTTCGCTTTCCCCTTTTACTGCTGCGTCACGTTCATTCATGCAGACCTGGATGATATGGAACTGGCCTGCTGCGGTGGCACTGCGGTACGCCTCAAGGAGAAGAAGTTCCTGTTCGGTGAGGGCGGGGACGGCCTGGGGCTTTCTTAGTTCAGTAAGACCCAGCAGGTAGTCCGTGGTCACGTCAAAGAACGTGGCAAGACGGCAAAGCACGTCCCCTTTAGGGAGAGAACCCTTCTTCCACCCGGAGATTGCACCAGAGGTAACCCCTGCAATTTCAATCATTTGCGGGGTCTGGGGCTTCATTTTCCGTTCGCTGCAAAGTTCTTCATAGCGGTCATAGAACGTCATGGGAAACCTCCTTCAAAATTTTTCTTAGAAAACTCTGAAAAACCCCTTGACTTTCTTAGTTGGCTATGATACACTCTACCTGTAAACAAAAGTTGTTTGCAAGAGGGTGTAAGAAACCAGCCCTCCGGGGCTGAATTTTTTCCCCGCAGAGTTCTCCAAAGCTATTGAGTGTGGCAACTCTTATTATAGCCATTGGAGAGGTCATTGTCAACTATTGTTTACAAGAAATCTAACGTAGAAAGGGGGTAATTGACGTGGATGAACTGGATAACATTCGTGACCGCCTCAAGCGACACCGACTCTCCTTCGTCTGGCTGATTTATCAGTTGAAGCAGAAGGGCATTGTCACGGACAAGACCGAAGTGAGTTCAATCTTTGCCGGGACTCGCACGGGCGCAAAGGCTGACGCAATCGTGAAGGTGACCAAAATCATTCTGAACGACTACGAGCAGGGCAAGGTGTCCGTCCACGGCGCATGAGCGAACTGGCGGTCTTGCTGCAAGAAAAGGCTTTCTGTCCAGTCCTGGTTGACAAGGTACGGGACTACTTCAAAGACCCGGAACACCGCAAAGCCTTTGAGGAATGGTACAGGAAGAAGTACGGCAAAGAGTATGAATGGAGGTAGGTGTTATGAAGTGAAACCAATGACCAACCGAACCGTGGGCGCTGGGTTTGAAGATGAACTCTGTATGCTGCTTGCGGAACATGGGTACTGGGCGCACAACATGGCGCAGAACCAGGTGGGACAGCCCGCAGACGTGATAGCGGCGAAGGACAACATAGCGGTCTTGATTGACTGCAAGGTGTGTTCGGATGACCGCTTCCCTCTCTCCCGTATCGAAGGGAACCAGGAGGGGGCAATGACAATGTGGGAAACCAGGGGGAACGCCTACTGCTACTTCGCAATGAAGCTGACCAACGGGAAAATCTACATGGTACATTTTGATGACCTGTGTATGTTGGAGCAGCTTGGGGCGAAGTCTATCACCGAAGCGGAGTTCCCGAAGTACCCCACCCTGGAAGAATGGGTGAAGCAGATGGAGGGCGAAGGATGATTACGGAAGTTGGAAGCTATCTGACCATCACTGACCCCACGCCTGCAATCATGGACTGGTGCAAAGAGAACCTTGAAGTAGTCAACCCGGAGTATCAGAAGAAAGTCCGTATGCACCTGTGGACGGGAAACACCCCGAAGCGGTTGTACCTCTACACGGTGAACGGCAACTCCTTGACACTTCCGTTCGGGTGTCTGCGGGCAATCCTTCCGCTGCTGGAAGGTGACCTGGAAAAGACCTTCAAGACTCCGGCAAAGGTAGACTACGGCGGGTACGTTCCCCTCTATGAGTACCAGGAAGAAGCTGTGGCGGCTATGCTGATAAACCACTACGGCATACTGCAATCCCCGGCAGGTTCCGGGAAAACGCAGATGGGTATAGCCCTTGCCTGTGACCTGGGCGTAAAAACCCTCTGGCTGACCCACACCAAAGACCTGCTGGTTCAGAGCAAGGCCAGAGCCGAACGGTACATAGACCCCTCCCTGCTGGGAACTATCACGGAGGGTAAGGTAAATATCGGAGCGGCAATGACCTTCGCAACCATCCAGACGATGTGCAAGGTGGACTTGGAGCAGTACCGGGATGAATGGGATTGTATCATCGTGGATGAATGTCACCGGGTAAGCGGGACACCCACGGCGGTCACGCAGTTCAGTAAGGTGCTGAACGCGCTGCGGGCAAGGCATAAATATGGCCTCTCCGCTACGGTTCACCGGGCAGACGGTCTTATCAAGGCAACCTACGCTATCCTGGGGCAAGTGGTTCACACCGTCCCGGATGAAGCGGTAAAGGCCAGAGTGATGACCGTGACCATCGAACCGAAGGGAACAGGCGTGGGAATGAGCGCGGCGTTCTTGAACCCGGACGGCACTATCAACTACTCCCGGATGATTACCTATCTGACCGAACAGGAGGACAGGAACCAACTTATCCTGCAAGACCTGGTGGCAAACAGTGACCACTACAATCTGATACTTTCAGAGAGGGTAAGCCACTTGAAGCACCTTTACAGGCAGTTGCCTACACCACTGAAACGGCAGGCGGCAGTCATTGACGGGAAGATGACCACAAAGGCTTTGAAAGCCGAACGAGAACAGGCCATTGAGGACATGAGGACGGGCAAAAAGAGATACCTGTTCGCAACGTACTCTCTGGCGAAGGAAGGGTTGGATATACCCCGCCTTGACCGTCTTTACCTCACTACCCCGCAAAAGGACTACGCTGTGATAGTACAGAGTACCGGGCGGGTGGCGAGAGTCTTTGAGGGGAAGCAAGCGCCCCTGGTGTATGACTATGTGGACAACATCAAGTCCCTGCTCAAGTCATACAAGAAACGCTGCACCATCTACCGAAAAGCCGGGTGCAAAATCAACCCGTGACCCGGCACACTACAACGATTATAAGGAGGACTTGACAATGAAGTTGTTCAGAACCATTGAAGCGGTTGCCGATGGCAACTATACCGTGGGTGACGTTATCTCCTTCACCCTCACCGATGGGGAGGAAGTGGAAGCCCTGGCGGTGAAGCAGGAGGCTGACGGCATGATTTTCGTGCTGGTGGACTGCTTGCAGAAGGAGTACAAGATGAACCAGCGGGACACCAACAAGGGCGGGTATGACGCTTGCCTGCTGCGGAAGAAGCTGAACGGGGAAATCCTTGAGCGGTTCCCGGCTGAAATCCGTAAAAAGCTGGTGGCGTTCCCGAACGGTGACCTGCTGCGCCTCCCCACGGAGCGTGAAATCTTCGGAGAGAACGTATGGGGTGAAGCCGAACCCGACATTGTGGAGCAGTGGGAACCTATGAAGCTGCGGAAGAACCGCATTGCTTTCCAGGGCAAGAACGGAGCCTGGGAGTGGTACTGGTTGCAGAACCCGGCCTACGCTGCCTACTTCGCCGTTGTCGACGCCGACGGCTATGCGGACTACGGCGACGCCTCCAATTCTCGTGGGGTGCGTCCCGCTTTCAAAATCTAAAATCACACCCCCTTGTGGGGTGTGTGAAGGAGGACACGCCCATGAAGAAAGACACTTCGGGGGGGGACTAAGGCATGAAGAAAGACCCACGACTGGAAGCCCCGCTGACCCCAGAGGAAGCGAAGTTCGCGGCAGAGAACCACTACATGATTGAAAAGTACCTGCGGATAAGACACCTTCCGCTGGATGACTGGTACGATGTGGTCATCTTTCGGTACTTGAGGTCTGTGAAGCGGTGGTTCCTCTACCCGGAACTGCATGAACATAATTTTGAAATCGTGGCCTTTTACGCTATGAGGTCTGCAATCGGCCACGAACAGGCAAAACAGGCCAGACGGCCAAAGACGGTAAGCATTGACGCACCGATACCGGGAACGAACAATCTGACCTACGCTGAAACACTGGCCTATTCTTATGCCTGGTAACTCTCCAATACTTATCTCAAGAGAAAGGAGGAAACAAGCATTGACGGAAGGAACCTACATTTTCGACTGTGAGGTTTTCGCCCATGACTGGTTGTTCGTGTTCAAGGAATTGGCAACCGGGGAATATACGGTCATCCACAACGACAATGACGCTGTGGAAGCGTTCATGGAGCAAGACCCCTTCCTGGGTGGGTTCAACAATAAGCACTACGATAACCACATTCTCAAGGCGGTGCTGGTAGGTGCTGACCCGGAAACGGTCAAGTCCATCAATGACGCGATTATCATTGAGGAAATCAACGGCTGGGACATTCCCTACCTGCGGGATTACAGGGTGTTCTTTTCCAGCTTTGACCTCATGGATGACTGCCAGATGGGACTTTCACTGAAAGCCATTGAAGCGCACCTGGGAATACCCATTGAGGAAACCGAAGTGGACTTCAACATTGACCGCCCACTGACTACGGAAGAACTGGAACAGACCATCCGCTACTGCAAGTACGATGTGGACGCTACCGAAAAGCTGTACCACCTGCGGGAAGCCTACCTCAAAAACAAGGCTACGCTGGGGCGGGCAAGAGGGCTGGACGAGCGGGCGGCAATGTATATGACCAACGCAAAGCTGACTTCGGTGTATCTGAAAGCGGTGAAGCCCGAAAAGCCCTGGACGGACGAGCGGGAGTATCGCTACCCGGATAAGCTGCGGCGGGAGTTCATACCCCAGGAGGTCTTTGACTTCTTTGACCGTATGCACGACCCCACCATCCCGTCCGCTGACCTGTTCAGTAGCAAGCTGGACTTGATGGTTGGTGAGTGTCCCTGCACCATAGCCTACGGCGGTATTCACGGTGCGATACCTACCTACGTGGAGGAAGCCACGGACACCCGCTCCATTCGCAATAAGGACGTGGCAAGCTACTACCCGCACTTGATGACCCTGCCCCTGTCTGATGGACAGCAGTATGGTTTTTGCAGCCGCAACATTCCCTCTCCGCAGGTATTCGTTGACACCCTGGAAGATAGGGTCAAGGCGAAGCGGGCGGGCGATACGGCCACGGACAAGGCACTCAAGCTGGTGCTGAACACCACCTACGGCGCAATGCTCAACGGGAAGGACGGGGAGGCTTTCAACGACCTGTACGACCCGCTGATGGGACGGAGCGTATGTATCACCGGGCAACTGCTCCTACTGGAACTGTCCATGCACCTTATCCGGGACTGCCCCACGCTCAAGATTATCCAGTTGAACACGGACGGTATTATGGTGAGTCTGGATAACTCCGATGAACCGAAGTGGCAGGAAATCACGCAGGAGTGGCAGGACAGGACGGGCTTTGAACTGGAAGAAGATTTCATCCAGAAGATAGTCCAGAAGGACGTAAACAACTACGTGGAAGTCCCTGTGGGCGGCGGTGAACCGAAGGTGAAGGGCGGTCAACTGGTTCGGGGCATACCGAAGCAGGGCGCGTTCAACATCAACAACAACGCTGTGGTGGTGGCACGGGCAATCAAGCAGTTCTTCGTGGACGGCACACCCCCGGAGGAAACCATCATGGCAAGCACGGACATTCTGGACTTCCAGTTGATTGCAAAGGCTGGGGGCAAATACTCCGGGTGCTACCACGTGGTAGGCGGTGAGAAGATACCCGTCCAGAAGGTAAACCGGGTGTACGCCACGGCAGACCGCACGAAGGGGACACTCTACAAGACCCACGCTGCGACTGGCCGGGACGCGAAGGTGGCAGGGCTACCCACCCACTGCGTCATTGACAACAATAACCTGCTGTCTATCGAAGTGGTAGACCGCAAGTGGTACGTGAAGCTGGCGCAAAAGTACATCAATGACTTCCTGGGTGTGAAGCCGCCCAGGAAGAACACCAGAAGGATTAACTCTCTCAAAAAGAAATCCCTGGAACTTTTAACGATTAAGGAGGACATTAGCAATGGCTAACATCTATGAGAGCATGAACGTGAAGCAAAAGCTGGCAAAGGCCAGACTCTACTTCCTCAACAAGAAGGTCACGAAGTCCGGCAAGAACATGAACCTTGAGTTCAAGTATTTTGAGTTGGAGGACATTGTGCCTGTGGCAATCCGTATCTTCGCCCGTGTGGGTCTGGTGACCAACACTGTCTTTGACGGCCAGACGGCCTCCATGACGGTCTACAATGCGGATGACCCGAACGAGCCGGGTATCACCTTCACCGCCCCGTACCGGGAAGTGGAGCAGATTATCTCCAACAAAGGCAAGGTGGTCACCAACGTCATGCAGGCGCTTGGTTCGTCCATCACCTACCTGCGGCGCTACCTGTGGATGATGGCGCTGGACATTACCGAACCCGATGACGTGGACGCTACCCTGGGTTCGGAAGGGTATGACGAAGATGACCTGGAAACTCCCGCCCCGGCAAAATCCACCCCGAAGCCGCCCGCCACTCCCCAGGAACGTGCTGCGGCGAAGGAAGAACTGACCAGCGCGGACGGTACGGCCACGGATGACCAGATTACCGAACTCAAGGGTCTGTGCAAGGAACTGATGGAGAAGGATGACACCCAGGAGGACTTCGTACAGCAGATTGCTATGAAAACCGATGGGTTCACCAACATCACCGCTTCTGCCTGCACCGAACTGTGCAAGAACCTGGCTGAAATCCTTGAGCAGTACGGCGAGTAAAGGAGGAAACCAACATGAAGAAGAAACTGTTTGCGCTGCTGGCGCTTCTCTGCTGCGTGATTGTGGTGCTGACCGGGTGTTCCGAAGCCGATAAGGTCAACCATAATATCAGTAAGCAGGCCGAATACTTTGAGTGCGAGAGGCGTGTCACCGTCTACAACGCGAGAACCGACACCATCATCCTTGAAGCGGAAGGGTACATGGATATTTCCAATAACTCCACCAATGAACTTGTGGTGACGGTCAAGACGGGTGCGAACTCCTACAAAAAGAATTACATCTACCTCAATGACTACACCATCTACGTAGTGGAGGACATTACGGGAACTCACACTGACCCCTACCACTACAAGCTGTACTTCCATACGGAAATCCTGCCGGACGTGGAAGTGAAGCCGTAAGGGAGGGATAAGGGATGGCCGACAATGTGAACCACCCTTCCCACTACGAAACAGGCCAGTTTGAGTGCATTGACGTGATGGTGGAAACCCAGGGCGTTGAAGCGACCCAGAACTTCTGTATCTGCAATGCGTTCAAGTACCTCTACCGCCACGGGAAGAAAAACGGCGTAGAGGATATTCAAAAGGCCAACTGGTATCTCAACAAATATCTTGAATTGGAGGGCAAGAAAAATGGCTAAGAAGATTGTGACGAACATCACCCGTGAGGATGGCAAGACCTACAACTCCCTGGACGAACTGTTCAAGGATATTCTGGGGCTGGGTGACCCGGAAGATGACGGCGAGTGTGATGGTGACTGCGAGAAGTGCCAGACGGCAGAGCGTGACCACAACCTCAAGGAAATGGCTGACGAAGCCTACGCTATCTACACCGCTTTCCAGCAGGCCGGGTTCTCCCCGGAGCAGGCGTTTGAACTGCTGCTGGCTGGGCTTGAGTGAGAAAGGAGGAACCTACCATGAGGAAGCTGAAAAGGAGCGTTGCCCGTGCGAACATGGAGCGGGCTGGTTTCCACCACGTCAACAAGCGCCACGGGGCGCGTGGCACTTCATTCTTCGCCGCGAACTGGCGCAAGTTCGTCTACTAAGGAGGGATAAGGGATGAAATGGAATGAGAACGGTACTATCACCGTAACCCCGCCCTCCCGTCCGAAGAAGGTAACGGGAACCCGCTTTGCGGCAATCCTGGGGCTGAACACCTGGACTACCCCGTTCAACGCATGGTGCGCTATCACGCGCACCTACGAGGAACCCTTTGAGGACACCATCTACACCCTGGCGGGCAAGGCCATAGAGCCGAAGCAAGCGCAGTACATGGCCGACAAGTATTTCTGGAAGAAGCTGCTGACCCCTACCGATGTGTACGGTGAGGACTACTTCAAGAAAACCTGGGGCGATTTCTTCAAGGAGAACCCCGTGTTCGGCGGTATGTGGGACTACCTGTTCGTGGACAAGGACGGCAAGCCTACTACCGTGATGGAAATGAAAACCACCAAACGGGCAGAGGACTGGCTTGAGGATATTCCCGAATACTACGCGCTGCAAGCCGCGCTGTACGCCTATCTGCTGGGCGTGGATGACGTTATCATGGTCTGCACCGTCCTGGGCGATAAGGACTATGACCACCCGGAGAAGTTTGAGGTCACCCCGAAGAACACCTTTGAGCGGGCGTTCAAGGTATCGGAGCGTTACCCGGACTTTGCAAAGACCATCAAGAAGGTGGAGCGGTGGTGGAAGAAGCACGTGGAGGGCGGCGAGTCCCCGAAGTATGACGAGAAGAAGGACGCTGACATTCTCAAGGTGCTGCGGGCAAACAACCTCTCCCCGGACAGCGATATGGACGCTATGGTGGCCGAAGCCGAAGCGTTGCAGGCCGAACTGGACACCGTGTATGCGGGTATCGCTGACAAGGAAAAGCGCCTCAAGACGCTCAAAGACCTTATCAAAGAAGCCTGTGTTTCCCAGTTCCGGGATGGTGATAAGCAGGTTGTCATCCAGGGCGGCAGGTTTGAGTGGGTCACGTCCCGCAGTGTGTCCATGAAGGTGGACGAAGCCGCTATGAAGAAGGACGGGGTGCTGGACAAGTACAAGACGAAGGAAACCGTTACGTACCGTCTGACCCCGAAGGAAAGGAAGGAGTAAAGCCCCTATGTATATCAACCCGTTTGTTTTCGGGGTTATGTGTACCCTGTTCGTGGAAATGGCACTCTACATTTTCACTATCGCACTGCCCCGGCGCAAGAGGTACTACAACAAGAGAATGAACTATCATAAGGAGGAAATGTAAAATGGCAAAGATTGGCTTGACGGAGGGTTTCACCCTCATCCCGAAGGGGACGCACGTGTTCCAGATTGTCAAGGTCAACTACAAGGAGGACTTCGGCAAGATGGAGGTCACCATGCAACTTGTGACCGGGCAGAAGCACGTGGAGCGTTTCTCCCTGCTGAACAAGGACGGCGAACCGAACGAGGGCGGCTTGAACGCTTTCTCCTACTTCGCTAAGACCGCGCTGAACGACTTCTCCCTCACGGAGATTGACCATGAGGACTTGGTTGGTCACTTCATCCGCTGCGAGGTTGACCATGAGGAAGTGGAGAGCAACCGCACTCCGGGCAAAATGCTCAAGTTCGTGCGCCTGGGTGACAAGGAACCTGCGGACGGCTTTGACGAAGCCCCTGTGACCCGTCCTGCGCCCGCTCTTGCGCCCGCTGTGGCCGCTGCGGACAAGAGCGTGGGTAAATCTACCCCCGCCGCGAAAACCGCTCCTACGGCCTCCCAGGGGGCTAAGAAGAAGCCCTTCGACCTCAACGCTATCCTGGGATAAGAGAAAAGCCCTCAAGAGCATTGGAGAGGGCGAAGGTTTTACCCTCAAACTCTCCAATGCTCTACCATTTGAGGAATACGAAAGAAAGGAGTGAAGATGATGGACACGAAGGACAGACCCCGCCTGTTCATGGAACTTATGACCGAAGCCCTCCCCACCGGGACGTGCGCGGACTTGAAAAACGACCTGGCGGCAATGGGGTTCTTTCACGCCCCGGCCTCCACCCGGTTTCACGGGAACTACGAGGGCGGGCTTTTCGACCACTCCTACGGAGTTACAAAGAGCCTGCTGGCCTTGACGGAAAAGCTGGGGCTGGTGTGGGAGAACAGGCGCAGTCCCTACCTGGTGGGTATGCTCCACGACCTGTGCAAGTGCGACCAGTATATCCGCAATGCGGACGGCACGTACAGCTACCAGCAGACCCTTCTCCCCGGCCACGGGGATAAATCGGTCATCCTGGCGCTACGGCTGGTGGACTTGAGCGATGAAGAAATCGCCTGTATCAGATACCACATGGGAGCCTACGAGGGCAAGGAAATGTGGGACAACTACGGCAAGGCAATCAGTATGTACCCGAACGTGCTTTACACCCACACGGCTGACATGATTGCCTCCAAAATCGCAGGGGTGTAGGAAAGGATGGAACCAACTATGACAGGACATGAGTACCAGGAACAGGCTATGCGAACCAATGACGGGCAGGCTACCAAACGGCTGATGACCGCTGCGGGCAAGGGGATTACCGTTGACGTGGGCGGTGTGCTGAACGGCTGTCTGGGGCTGTCCGGGGAGGTTGGCGAGTTCAACGACATGGTAAAGAAGTGGATTTTCCACGAAAAGCCTATGGACATGGAACACGCGAAAAAGGAACTGGGTGACGTGCTGTGGTACGTGGCTATGGTGTGTCACTCCTTCGGGTGGAACATGGACGAGGTTATGCAGATGAATGTGGATAAGCTGAAAGCTCGTTACCCGGAGGGCTTTGACGTGAACAGGTCTGCACACCGCACGGCAGGTGACGTGTGAATGAACTTCCACAACATCACCCACGATGACATGAACAACGGGGACGGGTTGCGGGTAGTCCTCTGGGTTGCAGGGTGTGACCACCACTGTAAGGACTGCCAGAACCCCGTCACCTGGAACCCGGACGATGGCGTACCCTTCACGCTGGCCGACAAGGAAGAAATCTTTGCGGCACTGGCACTGGATTATATCGCTGGTATCACCTTCTCCGGGGGTGACCCGCTCCACCCGGCAAACCGCCGTGACGTGCGGGAACTGATGGAGGAAGTCAAGACCCGCTTCCCCGACAAAACAATCTGGGTCTACACCGGGTACACCTGGGAGGAAATCATGCAGGACAGTGAACTGGCCGGGATGATGACCCCTGTGGATATTCTGGTGGACGGACGGTTTGTGACCGAACTGAAAGACGTGACCTACCCCTGGGCGGGCAGCACGAACCAGAAGGTCATTGACGTTCAGAAAACCTTGCAGGAAGGGAGGATTATTCTCCATGAAAGTCATTAAGAAAGACGGGACGCTGGAAGAATTTGACGGGCAGAAAATCGTCAATGCGGTCACGAAGTCTGCGTCCCGTGTCATGGTTCACGTGACCGAAGCGGAGTTTGAGAACATCGTTGCCGCCGTGGTGAAGGTCATCCAGGACAAGGGGCTTGAGGAAATCCCCGTGGCCGAAATGCACAACATCATGGAGCAGGTGCTTGAGGGGTTCAATCCCCAGGTGGCGAAAAGCTACCGGGACTACCGCAACTATAAGAAGGACTTTATTCACATGATGGATGAAGTCTACGTGAAAAGCCAGTCCATCCGCTTTATCGGAGATAAGGAGAACGCGAACTCCGACTCCGCGCTGGTAGCCACGAAGCGGTGTCTGATTTTCAACGAACTCAACAAGCGGCTGTACCGCAAGTTCTTTATGACGAAGGACGAGTTGCAGGCTTGCAAGGATGGGTACATCTATATCCATGACCAGTCTGCCCGTCTGGACACCATCAACTGCTGTCTGTGTGATATTGCTACCATCATGCAGGGCGGCTTTGAAATGGGGAACGTCTGGTACAACGAGCCGAAAACCCTTGATACCGCCTTTGACGTTCTGGGCGATATTATCCTGGCTACCGCCTCCCAGCAGTACGGCGGGTTCACCGTCCCGGAGGTAGACAAAATTCTCACTCCGTATGCGGTGAAGTCCTACGACAAGTACCGGGAGGAATACATGGACAATGCGTTCCGGCTGGGCGCTGACCACGATACCGCAGAAAACCTCTCCCGTGAGTACGCCTTGAACAAGGTGCAGCGGGACTTTGAGCAGGGGTTCCAGGGCATTGAAATGAAGCTGAACACCGTGGGGAGTTCCCGTGGTGACTATCCCTTTATTACAATGACCTTCGGCCTTGCCACTGACACCTTCGGGAAGATGGCAAGCAAGACCTTCCTGCGGGTTCACCAGAACGGCCAGGGTAAGCCTGGGAACAAGAAGCCTGTGCTTTTCCCGAAGTTGGTTTTCCTCTATGACGAGAACCTTCACGGGGAGGGCTGTGTGAACGAGGACGTGTTTGAGGCTGGTATTCAGTGCAGCGCAAAGACCATGTACCCCGACTGGCTTTCCCTCACGGGTGACGGCTATGTGGCCTCCATGTATAAGAAGTATGGCCGTGTGGTGTCCCCGATGGGTTGCAGGGCGTTCCTGTCCCCGTGGTATGAGCGGGGCGGCATGACCCCGGCAGACGATGATGACAAGCCCGTGTTCGTGGGGCGCTTCAATGTGGGCGCTGTGTCCCTGCACCTGCCTATGATATTGGCAAAGGCGCGGCAGGAAAGCACTGACTTCTACAAGGTGCTGGACTACTATCTGGAAATGATACGCTCCATCCACAAGCGCACCTATGACTACCTGGGAGAACTCCGGGCAAGCGTGAACCCCATTATGTTCTGCGAGAGCGGAGCCTACGGCGGTCACTTGCAGCCGCACGATAAAATCAAGCCCCTGCTGAAACCCATGACCGCTTCCTTCGGTATCACCGCCCTCAATGAGTTGCAGCGGCTTTACAACGGGAAGTCCATTGCAGAGGACGGGCAGTTCGCCCTTGAGGTCATGCGGTACATCAACCAGAAGGTGACCCAGTTCAAGCAGGAGGACGGCTGGCTGTACGCTATCTACGGAACTCCGGCTGAAAGCCTGTGTGGGTTGCAGATTGAGCAGTTCCGCAAGAAGTACGGTGTGGTGGAGAACGTGAGTGACCGCCCCTACGTGTCCAACTCTTTCCACTGCCACGTGACGGAGGACTTGACCCCTATCCAGAAGCAAGACCTGGAAGGACGGTTCTGGGACTTGTGCAACGGTGGGAAAATCCAGTACGTGCGCTATCCCGTGGACTACAACATCGAAGCCGTGCGGACGTTGGTGCGCCGTGCTATGAAGCTGGGGTACTACGAGGGCGTGAACCTCTCCCTTGCCTACTGTGATGACTGCGGACACCAGGAACTTGAGATGGACGTTTGCCCGGTCTGTGGCAGCACCAACCTCACGAAGATTGACCGTATGAACGGTTACCTGTCGTACAGCAGGGTTCACGGAGATACCCGTCTAAACGCTGCGAAGATGGCCGAAATCGCAGAAAGGAAATCAATGTGATGGAGTACACGGTATCGAAGGAAAAGGGCAGCAGCCGCTACTACGTTCACCGGGCAGGTAACCCGAAGAACCCTATCCCCGGCACGTTTGCCCCGAAAAAGCGGGCGCTGCACACGGCGGCGCAGATGAACGGCATGGACTTCAAGGAGTACATGAAAGCGAGGAAGGAGGAAAAGGTCAATGCTGAAACTTGAGCATACCTGCACGGAGGGCTGGGAAGCCGCTGTGCGCGGCATGAGGAACCCGAAGAACTCCTGGAACAGAAGTGATAGTCACTACTGCTGGGAGCCGCAGACGGCCTCTGGCGGGTGCTTCAACTGCGAGTTGAACAGTGACCACAACTGCCGGGTGGATAAGTACATTCTGGGAAAAAACGACCTGGACTTGATGATGAAGCTGGCGAAGGGCGGGGACGTTCACGGGAAGTTCCTGCGGATGATTACCGTCACGGTGGATATTACCGCCCCGCTCTACTGGTGGAAGGAGTTTGACACCTACAAGGTGGGGACTGTGGCAAACAGTTGTTCGACCATGCACAAAATCCACGCGAAGCAGTTCACCAGGGATGACTTCTCCCATGACCACCTGCTCAATGAGGACGTGGTTCACAACTTCGACAACAACGGACACCCCTGCACGTGGAGTTCCCTTGATGTTCTGGACGTGGCCATTCAATCCCTCAATACCTACCGTGACCTGTTCCTGGACACCCAGGACAAGAAATGGTGGTGGCAGATGATACAGCTTCTTCCGACCTCCTACAACCAGAAGCGGACGGTGCTACTGAACTACTCCGTGCTGCGGAACATCTACACCTACCGCCGCAATCACAAGCTGGACGAGTGGCACACCCTCTGTCACTGGATAGAAAACCTTCCGTACCATGAACTGATTACGGACACCTTGCAGGCATGAAGCTGTTCCGGGTCTATGCGGACTACCGCAAAAACAACCCGAACCACCCTTGCTACTACGTGAGAGCGGACACGGCGAAGGTGGCGAAGGAACGCTTCAAGGGCAGGATTACATGGCTGGACATATACGGCGTGGAACCCTGCCCGGAGGATGAAGCCGGGAGGGTGCTGGCTGAACCCATGAAACACATTATCATTTAACCAGGAGGCAGGACAATGGACTATTCCAGAATACCGAACGAACTGAAAACTCTGAACCAGTGGGTGTGTACCTGGGATAACTCCAAAGTCCCCATGAAAGCCTTTGAACGAAAAGCCGCTTCCTCTACCGCCCCGGAAACCTGGTCTACCTTTGAGCAGGCCACGGGCGCGGTGGAGGACGGGCGGTATGACCACATCGGCTTTGTGTTTGCGGACAGTGGGCTGGTGGGTATTGACATTGACACGGGGTTTGATGACGGTCTGATGACTCCCCTGTGCGCGGATATTATGAAAGCCTGCCAGTCCTACACGGAGAAATCCCGAAGCGGACGAGGGGTACACATTCTCCTGCGGGGGAACCTTCCCTTCTCCGGGAAGAACAACCTCAAGGGCGTGGAGATTTACAAAGCCCGCAGGTTCTTCATAATGACAGGCCGGGTGCTTATCTTCCCGGAAATCGTGGAGAACCAGACGGCCATTGACTACGTGGTGGGAAAGTATTTCCCAGACGTAGAGAAGCCGCAGGAGGGCAGAAAGCACCCGCTGGTGCAGAAGATATACTCCCCCGTCTTTCAGAAGCCCCAGGGCGGGAAGATACCCGTTCGGCCAGAGTACCCGGAGATTGTGTCGGGCGGCAGAAATCTGTCCCTCACGTCCCTGGCCGGGGCTATGCACAATACCGGGTACAGTAAGCAGCAGATTTACAAGGAACTCTGCTATGTGAACCAGAACCGTTGCAAACCGCCCTTGAGTGACCGTGAGGTACAGGCGATATGTGACAGCGTAACGAGATACAGGAGGTAACCGATGGCAAGAAAATTTACATGGGACGTGTGGAACTACGACTTTGACGGTGACGCTTATATCATTGCCAAAGACCAATGCCCCGAAAAAGAGAACATCCCAGATTTTATCTGCCGGGTGGATGACCTTGACCCCGCCTGCAAGCCAGATATGGTTGTGGAGGAAGGGTGGTGCAAGTGGCAGGTGCGTTCTGACTGGGAGGACGGTGACGGCACTCCGCAGGGCTGGTACGTTGTGGAGAAGCAGGCGAACCCGCCCAGACGCTTGAACGGCCAGAAACAACCCGGCTGGTTCCCTGTGTGGATTGTCCGCAGGGATGAATGGTACTAAGGAGGTCACCGATGGCAAAGAAGAAAGCCCAGAAGGGACGCACCTGCGCGGACTGCATACATGAATATGCCTGTCAAGCATGGAACATCGGGACTCTCCACAATGCGGACGCTTCCTCCTGTGTGAACTACGAAACAGTGAAGGACAGTACCGCCTACTATATCGGGTATCAAGATGGCAGAAAGGAGGCAATCGACAATGGCTGACGTGTTATACTTCCCGGACGGCGGGCATGAAGTCATCCTGGGAAACCGCAAGGACGCGCTGCGCCGTGTCCTGGATGAACGTCTGGGGCGGGACACCGCTGAACTCTTTGACAGCGTTCTCAAGGAAGTAGAGGATGAACTTGAAGAACTCTATACCAGCGGCAAGGGCGGGGATGACTACGAGAAAATTTCTGACGGCTACTACAACACCCTGGTTGACGTGAGGAACGAACTCTCCGAAGCCCTACGCAAGCCCCGGCTGAACCGAAAGGACATTGAAGCAATCTTCGGTGACCTTAACAGAAACCTTTAGAAAGGGGTGAGGATGATGATTTTCAAAATTCTTGTGGTGGTGCTGCTTATCTTCATAGCAACGGAGTTGTTTATGCTGCTGGCGGCACTGCTGACGATGGGGAGGGACGAGTAAGTGGCAGACGAACTTTTCCAACTCTCCAATGGGCGGTATATCACGTCCGAAGATATAAGCAGAAAGATGTACTACATCAAGTCCGTCCACCCGGAAACCCCCTACCAGGAGGACTCTACGGGGTACTCCTGGGATGAAGCTGGTATGGCCGACCTGTTTTCGGAGTGCTACCAGAACGACACCCGCTACTGCCCGGAGGCAAAGTCATGGTACACCTATGACAGCGGCAGGTGGCAGAAGGACGTGGGTTCCCTGCTGGTGGCGGCGAAGATAAAGGAGTTCGTGCGGCTGATGGCCTTGTACTGCGGGGAAATCCCGGACGAGGAAAAGCGCAAGCAGTACATGGGGTTTGTGGCAAAGATGGGTGACCGCCGCTTCCGTGACCGTCTGATGAAGGACGCTGCGGACAGCATGAGGATTGAAGCGGAGAAGTTCGACACTCACCCGTACCTTATCAACTGCCGCAACGGAACCTACGACCTGGAAACCATGACCTTCCGGGAGCATGACTGGCAGGACTTCTTGACCATGCAGACCAACTTTGAATACAGTGTGACGGACGTGCGCTGTGACCGCTGGGAGAAGTTCATTGAGGAAGTCACGCAGGGGGACAAGGACAAGGCCGACTACCTGCAACGCGCCCTGGGTTACTCTATCCTGGGTACGAGCAAAGAGGAATGTATGTTCATCCTCCACGGCAAGACTACCAGGAACGGCAAGAGTACCCTGCTGGACGCGATACAACACCTGCTGGGTGACTACTCTACCGTTGCGCCCGTGGAACTTATCTGCAAGGCAGAACGGCAGAAGAACGCAGAAGCGCCCAGTTCGGTGCTGGCGAAGCTGAAAGGCCGCAGGTTCGTGACCATGAGCGAGAGCGACACGGCGGGGAAGCTGGATGAAGCGACCATCAAGCAGTACACGGGTGGTGAGGACATAACCGCACGGGAACTTTACCAGGCGGCAATCACCTTCAAGCCCCAGTTTACTATGTGGCTGTCCTGTAACGACCTCCCCGCCGTGAAGGACAAGAGCCTGTTTGCCTCTGACCGTGTGCGAGTGATTGAGTTTAACCGCCACTTCACGGACGCAGAACAGGACAAGGGACTCAAGGACTACTTTGAAACCCAGGACGCTATGCGGGGTATCTTCACATGGCTGGTGGCCGGGTGCTTCAAGTATAAGCGGTTCGGCCTGCGTATGAGCGACCCCATGCGGGCAGTGGTGAAGCAGTACGAAAAGGACAACGACCTGGTGCTGCAATTCCTTGAGGAAAAGTGTGAGCAGAACGATGAAGCAGTCACCCGCGCAAAGTCCCTCTACGACACCTACAAGATATGGTGCAAGAGCAATGGCTACTACGTGTGCAGCATGAAGAAGTTCAATGCAGAACTGACCATGCACCCGGAGTGGTACAGGGAGAAGGGCGTGAACAGTGGCGTGACCGTGTATCGTGGCCTTGCTTTGAAGGGAGGGGTGTAAGCTATGACTGTGAAGGAACTGGTCAAGGTTATCTGCGAGAAGCGGGGCTTGAGTACCCCGCAACTTGCAGAAGGGGCAGAGATAAACCCGAACACGCTGCGGACTACCCTCAACCGCAACTACGGCATGGGTATGACGGTTGAGAAGTTCCTTGACTGGATGGAAAGAATGGACTTGCAGGTTGTCATTGAGGATATTGATGACGGCGAGGAATACATTCTTGACGGTGAGTTTGAGGATATTTGATTACGTATGTAGTCATACGTCTATAACTTCTCTTAGTATGCGCGTACTATAAAGAAGTTATAGAGCCTTGATTGCATTTGTAAACGGCAGAAAGGAGGCTGTCAAAATGGCAGAAAGCTACGTTGAAAGGTACTGGCGCGAGAGGCGCGAGAAGGAGCAGAAATCCCAGGAAGGGCAGAAAGGGGTAAAGCCCCAGAAGGGCAAGACCCCCGCACGTAACACGCGCAGAAAGGCAAAGAAGGAGGATGGTGAGAATGGCACGGACACCCGGAGCGAAGGACAAGCAACCCAGAAAGACGGGGCGGGAACCGATGGGTATAGTGGCTGACCAGTCCCCAGACCTGCCTATGGGCTACAATACCCGCCGTATTGCTTTCATGCAGGCTATCATACCTACGGAACCTCTGGACTATAATGACGTGGCAGAAATGGAAAGACGGTTCATGCGGTATTTACAGCTATGTGCGGAGTGGGATATGAAGATAGGCAATCAAGCCGCCTATGCCGCAATAGGTATCAATAAAGACCTTGTGTATGAGTGGGAAAACAGGCAACTGGGGAACCCAGCGCGTACCGAGTTCGTTAAAAAAGTGCGCCAATTTTGTGCAATGTACCGGGAGGGTTTGATGGAGGACGGGAAGGTGAACCCGGTCACTGGCATTTTCTGGCAGAAGAACTATGACGGCCTGCGTGACCAGCAGGAAGTGGTACTGACCCCGAACACAAGTCCTCTGGGAGAGCAGGCAGACGCAGAAAGCCTCAAGCAAAAGTACCTTGAGAACACCTACGGTATTTCTGGGGAATTGGCAGAAAGCGCAGAAAGCCTCCCGGAACTTCCCGAACAGGCAGAAGGGCAGAAAGAAAAAATCGCAGAAAGGGCGCAGAAAGCGCCCGGAGAATAAGAACGACCCCAGGACGGCGGCTGCTGGCCTGGGGTCAAACCATGCCCGGAACCGGGACGGGCTGCGGGCGGCTGCGGAGGGTATAAAAGAACCCGCCCCAGGCGGGGCGGGCTGGTCTGTGGTCATCGTAGGAACCAGGGGCGGCGGGCTTGCTTCTCCCAGTACCGCACCAGGGCGGTTATATCCTCCGGGGCGGTCATCGGGATATTATACAGCTTGAACCCCTCCGGGGTCATGTAGTACCCTTGACCATATCGCGGAAGAAGTTCACACCCCCGGAACCCGGTTATATTGCGGGAGTCCTGCGCGGAGCGGGTGCGGAGTGCTACCCGGCTATCAAAATTAACCTTTATAGGCGTAGGGATGACAGCGGAGAGCGGGCATTGTGTCGCGGCTATGACGTGGACACCCGCCGCCCGTCCTATCTGACATAGGCGCTGTATAAGCGGCTGCACGTGGCGGCGGTCTGTGGTCATCAAGTCCGCTAATTCATCTATGACCACATACACCCCGCCGCCCTGGTACTTTTTCAACCCTTGCGCCTGCATTGCTTTATAACGGGTTTCTGTTATCTCCATAGCCTTTTCTAAGGCTTGCACCATGTCCCCCGGTTCACTGCTATATTGCAGGGTGTGAGGGAGTTTCTTATACTCTGCCAGTTCAACTCTTTTAGGGTCAATTAGAATGAACTGAAAGCGGGCGGGGCTGTCATGCAGGGCGGTAAACATGACCCCGTTTATTACTACGCTTTTACCGCTCCCGGTTGCACCTGCTATTAAAAGGTGCGGTTGTTCTAACATATCCCGGTACAAGGTATAAACCTGGCCTCCGGGCGTTCTATACCTTCTCAAAGTCTTATAACCTCCATTCTATAAAATGTGCTGCACTCTGCATTTATACGGGCTTGTGACCGTCCCAGGCTGCATTACAGCGCCCCAGAGGGTCACCCCTCCGGGGCTGTGGTTCATGCCGTCATAAAGCTATAATCATAGGCTTTCACGGTTCCCAGGGTGGCGGCTGTGGGCTTCTCACCCGTGAACCTGTCAACCTCCATCAACGGCAGATAAAAAGCCAGGTAGCGCCCGCTTTCCCGGTTGCAGTTGTAATAGCTGCAAGCGTTGACGGCCTGGGCGAAGGTTTCCCCCTCCTGGCGGGTCAATACCGCTTCGGGGTGCCAGGGTGCGAAGGGGCGAAGGTTGACAGGGCAGGCAACGACTGCAAGCCCGTTATTATAGGCGCGTTCTGCGGTGGTACGGGTGACCCGCTCAAAGCGGCGGTTGTTCTGGTCATACATTACACGGTTATTCATAGTTGAAACCTCCTGTTTTTTTTTAATGTGGGGTGTTATCCCTACCCCCGCCGCGCTGGGCGGGACGCTTGCAGCTTGAAGGGCTATTTATACAGGCTGCAACCTGTGCTTTATACCAGTTGGAAAAGGCAGCTTGTGCGGGCTTTGATTGCGTACAGCGCCCCGGTTTCATCCTTCAAAATAGCGCCGTTCATGCCGTAAATACCAGTTGACAGCGCCACGGTTTCAAGGCTGTGCGCGTGGTGCAGGGCTTGCGCCTGGTGAAAGTCATAGCTTGTAATGTCCTGGGCGATACCCTCCGCAATAGCGGCTTTAATTGCGCGTTGTGTGGTCTTTATACCTCCATTCTTTATTACTGGTTTCCCAGACCCCCGGCCACGTGGCCGGGACGCTGGCGGCTTGACTGGCTTTTTATACCCGCCGCCACGGGTTCAAGCGTTCGCGCCTATGCTATAAATGAGGTTTGCGGCCTGGAATAATGCGCGGGCTTGAGTATCTAACCATTCTTCGCGGGCGTTCGGCTTGCGCTCCCCGTTGTGCGTTCTCTTGAGTTCGGAGGGATTGCAAAGCCGCTTTGCAATGTCGGTGTCATAAATGAGAGAGCAACCGCCCCAGGAAAATTCTTTCCAGTTCTGCGCCCCGTTCAAAAGGGCGTTGCGCAAGGCGCGGGGTTTGGTGAAGTCGTTCATATCGAAGTAACCGCCGCTTGTGAGTTCTTCCAGGCTGTCCAGGAGTTCCAGCGCGTACAGGGTAACACCCTTATTCCATGCGCTGCGGTCTTTGCGGGCTTCCAGGGCTTCACGGATGGTTTTAATACTGGTCATGGTTCTAATCTCCTTTCAATCTCTGCCCGCCTGCGGGCGGGGCGTTCGGTGGTCAATCAAGTTCTTTCTTGATGGTCTTATTATATCAAGTTATAACTTGAAAGTCAATCCCTTTTCAAAAGATTTTTCAAGTTTTTTCTTGACGGTTCACACCCTCCGCGCCTGGTCTGCACTGGTGCAGGTTTGGAGAGTTCCCCGACATTCTCCCCGGCTGGCCTGCCCGCCTGCGCTGTGCGTCCCTGTCCGGGTGCCCTGGGGTGTCCTGGTCTGGGGAGGGGGTGAGGGGGATAGCAGCGCGGGCAGGCGGGGCGGGTGAACCGTTTATGGCGCGAAAATATAAAAAAGTCACCCTTTGGAGTAGGGCAAGTAGGGTAAAACGGCTTTTTCCCTATAATTTTCTCTATAAGACCCTCTACTAAGAGAAGTTCATGCAAAATCGAAAAATACCCTACTACCCCTACTACCTCCCGAAAAATCCGCAAAATATAAAAAGGCATAAAGTTAGGACTTGACAAGTTGAAACTTGAGTGCTATACTACGGTCAAAGGAGGCAAGAACGATGACAGCGAAAGAGATTGTAAAGACCCTTATGGTTGAGAAGGAAGTAACCAATGCGGATATGGCGGCGGCGCTTCAAATCACCCAGGCCGCGCTTTGGGATAGGTTGAACCCGAAGAAAACTGACAACATGACCGTGAAGAAGCTGAACAGTATGCTGCGTCACCTGGGGTATGACCTTGTGATAATGCCCCGTGGAAAAGCGGGCAGACTGGAAGGTGCATACATGGTGGAGGACAGTGACCAGAAGGAGGTACAGGAGTGAAAAAGTTGGTGCTTGCTTTGCTGGCTTGTTTCCTTCTCTTGAGCGGGTGCAGCGCGGAAGAACCTGTCCTGGGGACGGCGGCAGAGTATGAGGACTGTGCGGTAGAACTGCTGGACGCAGAGTTCTTCCAGTCCGATGACGGAGCGCAGATGATAAGGGTGTATGTGAAGTACACTAACTCCGGGGCAGAGGATATGTATATGCTTGAGTCCTTCGCCCTCAAAGCGTTCCAGGGTGATACGCAACTGCTGGACTGCACTGACATAAACGAAGAAACCGCCCTTATCCAGAGTGTGAAGGACGGCAACTCTACCCAGGGTGGGTATGTATATCAACTTGTGACCGATGACCCGGTGGTGGTCAAGGTCTTTACCCCTACGGCTGACGAAGAACTGCTGGCCTTGAGGGAATATCAGTGACCGATATGCGGCCACTTGTCCAATGGGACTGCCTGTGTGGTAGTCCCATTTTTGTTTGGGAGGTATAGAGGTATGAACTACAACAAACTGAAAACCAGTATCAACCGGGCAATCACGGCGCACCCCAGGGACTTTGAACCCTACAATGACCTGTTTGCCCTGTGTCGTGAATATGAGGGACAGAACTTCGGAAAAGCCCATGACTGGAACCACACCCTACGGATGAAGGTGACGGCGGCGCTGCAAACGGCGGCAAGAACTGGGGACTTCAAAGCAGCGGAGAAGTTCAATGACCTGCTGTTCCGTTCCCTGCTGTTTGGCGCACCGCACTTCTTTGATGACTACCTGCAAGCGGTGGAGTGGGGAAAGCCGCTGGACAAAAAGTTCTACCAGCCCCGCCGTCACTACCTCAAGCGGTACGTGGACGCATACCAGGAGGTATTGGAAGGGAAGCTGGATTTCCTGTCTATCTCCATGCCGAAGCGTGGCGGCAAGTCCCAGTTGGGTATCAACTTCACGAATATGCTTTCCGGGAAGTACCCCGACCGGGCAACGCTTATGGAGGGTACGGGTGATGACCTGGTGAAGTCCTTCTACCTGGGGTGTCTGGAATACCTGGTCACGCCCAGCGAGTATCACTTCTACGACATTTTCCCGGAAAGCAAGCTGGTACAGACCAACGCTGACACGAAAATTATCAATCTGCTCCACAAGTCCCGTTTCCCTACGGTGATGTGTCGTTCCATTGACGCACGGCAGGTGGGTCTTTCCGAAGCTACCAACCTGCTCTACCTGGATGACTGTGTGGAGGGACGTGAGGAAGCGAAGAACAGACAGCGGCTTGATGACAAATGGGAGGTAATTAGTGGTGACATAATTGGACGTGCTATCGAAGGAACGCCCATCGTTATCTGCGGAACCCGCTACTCCCTGTATGACCCCATCGGTCACTTGCAGGAGGAAATGAGGAAGCAGGGCAAGCGGATGAAGATTATCGAAACTCCCGCCCTTGACCCGGTGACCGATGAAAGCAACTTTGAGTACGTCCGTGAGGGCAAGAAGGTGTTCACCACCCAGTATTTCCGTGACCAGCGTGAAATGCTGTCCGCAGAGCAGTGGGAAAGCGAGTTCCAGCAGCAGCCCTTTGAGGCGAAGGGACTTCTGTTCCCGGAAAAGAGCCTTAACCGCTTCTTTGAACTCCCGGTTGACCGTGACCCGGACAGCGTGATTGCCGTGTGCGATACGGCAGACAAAGGTGAGGACTACTGCTCCATGCCCGTTGCCGCCGTGTACGGCGAGGAAGTCTACATTGTGGACGTGGTGTTTGATGACTCTCCCCCAGAGGTCACGAAGCCAGAGTGTGCAAAGGCACTGATGGATAACCTGGTGGTGGCCTCCACCTTTGAGTCCAACAATGCAGGTTCCTACTTTGCGCGGGACGTGCAGAAGATATTGACGGACAAGAAGTACGTGTGCAATATCCGAACGAAGCGCACGATTTCCAATAAGCAGACCCGTATAGAGTTTGCGTCCGACACCATCATCAAGAACTTCTACTTCAAAGACCCGTCCCTGTACGCGAGGAACAGTCAATATGCCGCTTTTATGAAACAGTTGACCACGTACACCCGGTCTGGCAAAGTTCCGCACGATGATGCGCCCGACTCCCTCTCCCTGCTTGAGAACGAGTTGCGCGGTCTGGTGGGTGCGAAGGTTGAAATCTTCCAGCGCCCGTGTTAAATTTGACCATTAACTCTCCAATGCTTATTTTGCAAGAAACATTGACAATAGGTTTGGAGAGTGCTATAATGGAATAGAGTATGTGAAAGGAGGTTTGTTACGTGGCTATCGCACTACATGGCAGACGCATTATCAAGACGGATGAAACCGAAGTGACCATTGATAACGTAGTGTCCATACTGCGTAAGGCGCTTCCGTATCACTGGAAAAACAGGTCTGAAATCCAATATCTCTGGGCGTACTACAAGGGCAGACAGCCCGTGCTTGACCGTGAGAAGCAGGTGCGCCCGGAAATCAATAACAAAATCGTTGAGAACCGGGCGAACGAGATTGTGTCCTTCAAGTCCGGCTACCTCATGGGCGAACCCTTGCAGTACGTGTCCCGTGGCAACGGGGAAAATCTGGGGGACGCTATCAACCAACTCAACGAGTACGTTTTTGCGGAGGAAAAGAGCGCGAAGGATAAGGAACTGGCCGACTGGTTCCATATCTGCGGCACGTCCTTCCGCATGGTTCTCCCGGACGAGGACGGCGAGGAAGATGACTCTCCGTTTGAGGTTTACACCCTTGACCCGCGCAATACCTTTGTGGTCTACAACAACGGTCTGGGGAACAAGCCCATCCTGGGCGTGAAGTACGTGATTGACGAGAACGGTATCGTCCATTACTCCTGCTACTCTAAGTATTACTACTTTGAGATTGTGGAGAGCGTGGTTGTGGATATGCAGCCGCACATTCTGGGCGATATTCCCATCATCGAATATCCGCTGAACCTTGCCCGCATTGGCGCGTTTGAACTGGTCATCCCCCTGCTGGACGCTATCAACCTCACGGACAGTAACCGTATGGATGGCGTGGAGCAGTTCGTCCAGGCGCTTATGCTGTTCCACAACGTAGACATTTCTTCCGAGGACTTCAAGAAGCTGCGGGAGGAAGGGGCTATCAAGTTCAAGGATATTGACCCGCAACTCAAGGCCGAAGTGTCCTACCTGCTGAACACTCTGAACCAGGGTGAAACGCAAACGCTGGTAGACCATATGTACCAGACGGTATTGACTATCTGTGGTATGCCGAACCGCAACGGCGGTTCCTCCACCAGTGATACCGGGTCTGCGGTTATCATGCGTGATGGTTGGTCTGCTGCCGAGGCGCGGGCGAAGGACAGTGAGTTAATGTTCAAGAAATCCGAAAGGCGGTTCTTGAAGCTGATACTCAATATCTGCAAGACTCTGACGGGTATGGACTTGAAGGTGCATAACATCGAAATCCGCTTTACCCGCCGTAACTATGAAAATATTCTGCAAAAGGCGCAGGTGCTTGACCTCATGCTCAAGAACGAGAAAATCCACCCCCGCCTTGCCTTTGAACACTGCGGTTTGTTCGTTGACTCCGACCTGGCGTACACATTGAGTGTGGAATACGTGGAGGAACAGGAGAAGAAAGCCCAGGAGAGGATGGAGAAGGAAATGCAGATGAAGAATGGAGGGAATGGCAATGACCCCGGTAATAACGGACAAAATGAGGGAACAGATGGAAACCCTGCTCAAACACGGGAGCCGAGTGGAAGTTCTGATTGAACAGGGTAAAGTGACCATCGTGGAAATCAAGCGAAAAATGCGATATAAGGAAGGTAACCGGGACAACGGTTCCGGGAAGTCCAATGGGGCTTGTGAGTGATAGACGCTCATAAGCCCCATTCCTTTTGTGGGAGGTATAGGGATGGACGAAGTGGTAAGCAGCTTCACGCTGGCGATTGATGAACTGAATATCCTCACGGCTGAAAGCTACGAGTCCGTAGAGGGCAGTGACTACGCCACACGTGTAGAGCATATCACCGATGACTTCCTCTCCTTTTTGATACGCGCCTACACATTGGGAATACGCAACGCTTCCCTTATGGTACACCAGGAACTACCCACGGACGTTGACCGTATGTATGAGGCAATCTTCGTACTGATTGACGGTAAGACATTTGAGGACAGGGTAGCCGACCACGTGAGGACTGACAGCCTGGGTCTGCTGCAAACGCTGGCCGAGAGCGAGTTCCACCGGGTCTACAACCGGGCAGTGGATGACGGCGGGCGGTACTATACCGCCACGGGAAACCACCTGGACAAGACCTGGTACACCATGCTTGACGAGAGGGTGCGCGGGACGCACCAGTACCTTGAGCAGATGACCGTACCGTTTGAGGCAGAGTTCTACACCTATGACGGTGACCACACCTTCTACCCCGGAGGGTTTACGAAGGTGGAGAACAATGCAAATTGTCGGTGCATTGTGCTACTGAAACCTTGATGGATAACAGGGATTTAACCCGTCCCTGTTTTGCATGGCGGTAGGGAAACCGCCTTATCAAATCGCAACGGAGAGAAAACTTCGACAACAAACGGAAAATAGAGCGGAGGGAACCGCCTTAACAAACGCAAAGGAGGACTTCAACATGAGTTATTTGAGTGACCTGCTTGGTTCTGCCTACAAGGAAGGTATGACCGAGGACGAAATCTCCACCGCTCTTGAGAGCGCGGGGAAGGGCAACGAAGCGGAAATGAACCGTCTGAAAGCCCAGCTTTCTAAGGCCAACTCCGAAGCTGCCGAGTACAAGAAGCAGTTGCGGGGTAAGCAGACGGAGGATGAAGCCGCTGCTGCCGCCCAGAAAGAGGAACATGACAAACTGGTGAAGGAGAACACCGACCTCAAACGGTCTATCACCCTCTCCGACCACAAGGCCAAACTTATCGCTATGGGTTATGACGAAAAGCTGGCCGAGGAAACCGCTACCGCTATGGTGGACGGCGATATGGCAAAGGTGATGGAGAACCAGAGCAAGTACCTGGAAGTCCAGAAGAAGAACATCCAGGCCGACCAAATGCGTAAGACCCCCCGGCCTACGGCGGGTTCTGACGGGAACGGCGGTACGATGGACTACGCGAAGAAAATTGCCGAAGCGCAGGCAGGCGGCAACTTCGCCGCTGCTGCGTACTACACCCGTCTGCAAGCCCAGGAAGCTGCGGCTGACCAGACGGCAACCGAGTAAATCTGAAATGGAGGTAAACTACAATGGCTGACACTCTTGCAACCAGCTTTGGCGTACTGAATTACAGCGGTATGCTTTTCAACAAGGGTAACACCCGTACCCCGCTTTCTTCCATCATCGGTAGCAAAGCGAAAACCACGAACCACGTTGAGTTCGTGACCGGGCAGGAGTACACGGCGGGTGGCGCTGGCACCCAGCCCGAAATCTCCGAGAACGACTCTCTGAAAGCCCCGGATGCTTCCGTGGTGACCAGGGAGCAGAAAACGAACGTCACCCAGATTTTCATGGAGGCCGTGGGCGTTTCCTACGCGAAGCAGTCCAACATGGGTACTCTGTCTGGCGTGAACATCGTGAACCAGCAGGCGAACCCCATCAACGAACTGGACTTCCAGGTGGCGGCGAAAATCCAGAAGGTCAACCGGGACATTGAGCATACGTTCATCAACGGCACTTTCCAGAAGGCCAGTAATGACGCGACTGCCAACAAGACCCGTGGCCTGGTGGAAGCTATCACTTCCAACACTCTGGCTATGGAGGAAAAGCCCCTGGGTCTGTGGGACATTGCCGACATGGTGAAGAAGGTCTACGAGGGCAACGCCCCGTCTGACGGCCTGTGCCTGTGGTGTGACGCTGTGACCATGTTCCAGGTCAATGCGGACGCTGTTCAGAACGGTCTGACCATCGTTCCTGCCGCCCGCAACATCAACGGTATCGCGCTGTCCAGCGTGGTCACCCCTCTGGGCGTTGTGTACCTGTACCTGGGCGAGTGCCTGCCTGCGGGTACGGCTATGCTGCTGAACCTGGACGTGATTGCCCCGGTCTACCAGCCTGTTCCCGGCAAGGGCAACTTCTTCCTGGAGCCTCTTGCGAAGGTGGGCGCTGGCGAGAAGTATCAGCTTTTCGGCCAGATTGGTCTTGACCACGGCCCGGAGTGGTATCACGGCAAGTTCACGGGTATCAGCACCACGTTTGAGAAGCCTGCGTACAGCCGTTCCGTGTACGTTGCGAACGCGAAGGATTTCCAGGCGGGGGAATAAAGCCGTCTGACATTGCAAGTGTACCCGCGCAAAGTCAGACGGTAGACGCGAAGTTCGGCAGTAAGCCGATTTCCACCTTTGTCAGTGAAGATACCAAAATCGGCGCTGACGGTAAGGTGACTGGTACTCTCCACTATGTAGAGGGGTTCACGGAGTTCAGTAAGACACAATCCGAAGGTCACTACTTCGTTGTGAAGCTGGACGAGAAGTACAAGGACAAGGAGATTACCTGTAAGGGTAAGACCACGCATAAAGCGAAAGACCTTGAGTGGATTCTCTTTGTGGTGGATAAGCAGAGTACGTTCACGTTCTCTACTGTCGAAGATGGTACAATCTTGACGCTTTCCTTTGAGAACGTGGAGTTTGAGGCCAAAGGATAAGGGGGTGTGGACAGCATGGATGACGCTACAAAGCGCAGTATGCTGACAAGCATGACTGGTGAGAAGGTGGAGGAAGTGTTGTCCACCTACCTAACACTGGCAAAGGGCGTGGTACTGGCAAAGGCGTTCCCCTTCCGGGAACCCCCGGAAGAAGTGCCTGCGAAGTACGACCTGGTTCACGTGGAGATTGCCGCTTATCTGCTCAATAAGCGGGGCGCGGAGGGCGAAACGGTTCACCTTGAGAATGGGGTAAGCCGTCATTATGAGGACGGTGACATTCCTCCCACCCTCCTGCGCCGTATAACACCGATGGCGGGGGTGATTACCAGTGAGATTGATGAACCGTAACCTCAAGCCTCTCTGGTACTGCCTCTACAAAGGCAAGGAACCCGTCTTGGATGATGACGGGTATGAGAGCGGCGAGAAGCAACCGACCTATGAGGAACCCGTGCAGATGATGGCGAACGTGTCCCCGGCTACGGGGTACGCCCAGACTGAAATGTTCGGGAACCTTGAGTCCTACGACAAGGTTATCATCACCGATGATATGAGTTGTCCGATTGACGAGAATACGGTGCTGTTCATCGACACCGAACCGTCCTTCACGGATGACGGCAAGCCTCTGTACGACTACACGGTGCGCCGTGTGGCAAAGTCCCTCAACAATATCTCCTACGCTGTAAGGAAGGTAAAGGTATCGTGAGCAAACGAGTTATCAAACTGGAACTGAACGAGCGGAGTATCACCGAAGCTATCAACGAGGTCAACGCCTACAAGAAATACTTGCAGGACAAGACCAACGAACTGCTGAAAGCCCTGGCAGACGAAGGTATGCAGATTGCGTCCGTGAAGTTTGCCAACGCTGTGTATGACGGCACAAACGATGTGACCTGTCAAGTGGAGCAGCGGGGCGAGAACAAGGTAGCAGTGGTGGCCGTAGGCGGTGCAACGCTGTTCATAGAGTTTGGTACTGGTGTCCGATACCCCGACAACCACCCGGAGGCGGGAACCAACGGCATGACCCGTGGCGGCTACGGCTATGGCCTGGGTAAGCTGAAAAACGGATGGAGGTACACTGGTGACCCCGGCACGAACGGTGAGGTCATCATGGAAGGGAAACACGCTGGGGAAGTCCACACCTACGGCAACCCGGCGAACATGAGTATGTATCTGACGGTGAGAGAACTCAAGGACAAGTTTGAGGAAATAGTAAGGAGGGTGTTTGCATGATTGATTGTGAGAACGAGGTTTTTACCCGTGTCGCAACCATGCTGCGGGAGCAGTTCAAAGGCATTGACGTGTCTGGCGAGTATGTGAACACCCCTTCGGACTTTCCCCACGTGAGCATTACCATGAGCGACAACCCGATTGACCCGGCCAGGACTACCGGGAGCAGAGAAATGACCGAACCCATGTTTGAGGTCAACATCTACTCCAACAAGGCCGGGACGAAGAAAACGGAGTGTAAGAAAATCGCTGCGGCGATTGACAAACTCCTGTTCTCCATGAACTTTGTGCGGATGGCTATGACCCCCGTACCGAACTTGGAGAACGCAACCATTTACAGGATAGTTGCCCGCTACCGGGTGGCTACTGACGGAACAAACTTTTATAGGAGGTAATAACCATGAAAGCTACCAGCACCTACATGACCTTCCTCATGCACAAGAAGGAGGAAAACTACGAGAAACTGGTTGACATTACCGAGTTCCCCGACCTGGGTACTGACCCGGAAATGCTGGAAACCACCACCCTGTCTGACCGTATGCAGACCTTTATCCTGGGTATCCAGGGTAACGAGGCGTTGAACTTCAACACCAACTACAACAAGGAGGACTACACGGCACTCAAGGCGCTTGAGCGTAAGAAGGAGGAATACGCTGTCTGGTTCGGCGGCACGGATGACGGTGACGTTGTGACCCCGACTGGTGACGAGGGCAAGTTCTCCTTCGGTGGTGAACTCTCCGTGCGTGTCACGGGTGGCGGCGTGAACGAGGTTCGCGGTATCGGTATCACGATTGCCCCGAACACTGTCATCAAGTTTGAGTAAGCCCCAGGCAGACTCAATTTTAAGAATTGGAGGATAAAGCAATGGCTAAGACAATCAATTTTACCTACGAGGGTAAGGACTACACCCTGGAATTTACCAGGCGCACAATCCGGCAGATGGAGGACGAGGGGTTTGTTGCCAGGAACATTGACGATAAGCCCATGACCCTCTTGCCCGCGCTGTTCGCGGGTGCTTTCAAAGCCCATCACCGTTTCGTCAAGCAGGAAGTCATCGACCAGATATACGCGAGTATGCCTAACAAGGACAAACTCATTGAGGCGCTTGCCGCAATGTATAACGAGCCGATTGCGTCCTTGATGGACGAGCCGGAGGACTCCGCAAAAAACGTGGAGTGGGTGACAAGCTGGTAACGGACTTGTCATCGTCCGAGGGGGGCGGCGGTACGAAAGGCCGTCCGTCCCCCGTTTCACGTTACACGGAAAAATTTGAAGAATTATGCGGGTACTACATGAGCATTGGCATGACCTATCACGACTTCTGGGACGGGGATTGCTGCATGGTCAAGTATTACCGGGACAAGGCGAAGCGTGACCGCGAACATGAGAACTTCAATCTATGGTTGCAGGGCGCGTACATCTACGAAGCACTCCTGGACGCTTCCCCTGCTTTCAATGCACTAAGCAAGAAGAAAAAGCCGTTCCCCTACATGGAACACCCAGTTCCCCTCTCCGTTGACGAAAGTGAACGGGCGAAGGAGCAGGAGAACAGGAAGAAGATGGAACAGGGCAAGGAAGCTATGAAGCGTATTGCGGAGGACTTCAACAAACGGTTTCTGGAAAAACGGAAGAAAGGAGGGGACGTGAACGATGGCGATTGAACTTGAGGGTCTTGAGTTTCAAATCTCTGCGGAAGGTGGCAAGAGCGTAAAGCAGTTGGACAGACTGGCGAACAGTCTTTCTAAGCTGCGTACCGCTACGCAGGGTTTGAGGGGACTGGACACCGTAAAGGGTAAGCTGGAAAAGATGAACAGTGCCTTGAGCAACTTCCACACGGATAAGCTGGAAGCACTGGCAAAGGGACTGTCCGCGCTGAACGCTGCGGGCAACGCCCGTATCTCTCCCACCATCCCGAAGCGGATAAGCGAGATAGCGCAGGCCAGTAGCCAACTCAAAGACGAAGATATAGCCCGTCTGGAAAGCCTTGCCAACGCCCTGCAAACGCTGGGCGCGGCGGGGAATGTTCGTATCCCACACCTGCGGAACACCAACGTAGGGAACGAACTGAACCAGCAGACCGGGGAAGGGACTACTCCCGCTACCCCGGACACCAGCGGCATTGAGGAAGCTACCAGCGAAGTGCAGGAGTATTCCAATGCTGCTGACCAGGCAACCGGGCGTACCAACATTCTCAAGTCCGTCTTGAGCGGTATCGGTGGTGTGTTCAGTAAGGGGTTCAGTGTCGGCGCTGGTGTGCTGAAAGAACTGGGTCACGGACTGGACACGGCGGCGAGTGCTGCGAAGCGGCTTATCAAACAGGCGGCACTTCTGCCTGTGACTCTGGGTTCTAAGCTGGCGGCAAGCGTCAAGCAGACTACTTCCTCTTTAGGCGGGTTATTTCCCAGCTTGAAGCGGATTGCTATGTATCGTGCGGTACGTGCGGCGATTGCCGCGCTGACCCAGGGGTTTAAGGAGGGTATCAACAACCTCTACCAGTACAGCACCATCATGGGTACGCAGTTCGCCCAGAGCATGAACAACCTGTCCAGCAGCGCACTGTACCTCAAGAACTCTCTGGCGGCTATGGCCGCTCCTATCATCAACGCTATTGCCCCTGCGATTGACTTTGTGATAGATAAAATCGTCACACTGTTCAACCTGCTCAACCAGCTTTTTGCCCGTCTGACTGGCAAGAGTACCTACACGGCGGCGAAGAAGGTTGAAGCTGCCTACGGTGACGCTGCCGACAAGGTAGGCGGCGCTGCGAAGAAAGCCCTCAAGAGTTTCACCATTGGTATTGACGAACTCAATATCATTGAGGACAACTTGAACTCCGGGGGCGGCGGTGGAGGCGGTGGCGGTGGAGCCGACTACGGTTCCATGTTTGAAGAACTGCCGATTGATGACAATATCAGCGACTTTGCCGACAAGCTGAAAGAGGCGTTTGACAACGCAGACTGGAAGCAGTTGGGTACGCTCCTGGGCGAGAAAGTCAATGAGATTGTGGACTCTGTGGACTGGTCTGGTCTGGGTCACAAAATCGGCTACGGTATCAACGCTGCCGTGCAGACGGCCTACTGGTTCCTGGACACTATCGACTTCACCAACATAGGTAAGCACCTTGCGGAACTGTTCAACGGCGGTCTTGAGGAAATCGACTTTGAGTACGTAGGCCGACTGCTGATGAAGAAGGTGACCATCCTCCCGGATATTATCATCGGTTTCCTGTCTGAATTGGACTGGGGACTGGTGGCGCGGAGTTTCAGTGACTTTGTTATCGGAGTCTTTGACGAGGGTACGAAGTGGCTGAACAAGTACGACTGGAAGGAACTGGGAACCCTGCTCTACAACAAACTCAAGGACGCTATCACGAACATTGACTTCGCAGGTATCGCCCAGAGTTTCTTCACATTCCTGGGGACTGCCCTTCGGTCTGCAATTCAATTCCTGGGCGGCTTTTTTGGTAGTCTGGGCGCAGATATTAAGAAGTGGTGGGACACGGAAATCAAGGGGCAGGACTGGAAGGAAACTGCCGGGAACCTGCTGACGGCCATAGGCAAAGGCTTCCTCAACATCGGAAGCTGGGTTGTGGAGAATATCGTAGACCCGTTCTGCAACGCCCTCCTGGGTGAAGATACGTGGTCTGGTATCAAGGAAGCAGGCAAGAACATCATTGACGGCCTGTTTGAAGGTATCAAGAACTTCTTCTCTGACCCGCTGGGGTGGCTGAAAGAGCATATCGTTGACCCGTTCGTGAACGGGTTCAAGAAACTGTTCGGTATCGCAAGCCCGTCTACGGTCATGGAAGAACTGGGCGGGTTCATCACGGAAGGTCTGCTGAACGGCATACTTGCCCCGTTCAAGGCGATTGGCAGTTGGATTAAGACCCACATCTTTGACCCGCTGGTGAAAGCCTTTGAGGACAGCCCGGTATTTGAGTTCGCGGTTGGTGTCATCAATGACGCAAAGACCTGGTGGAAGAACGTCAAGTCCTGGTGGGCTGGTGTGTCCGAGAAGGGCGTAAGCCTCTCCGCTTTTGTGGAACTGGTGAAGTCCGGGTGGACGAAGGTAAAGGACTGGATTGGTTCTATCCCGGTGGTTTCCCAGGGTATCTCCCTGCTGAAATCCGGCTGGACTACGGTGAAGAACTGGATAGGCAACCTGCCTACCTTGAGTCAAACCATTGCCCTGCTGAAATCCGGGTGGACTACCGTAAAGGCGTGGATTGGAAACATACCTACACTCTCCCAGGCTATCAGCCTTATCAAGTCCGGGTGGACTACCGTGAAGGACTGGGTAGGCCGTATTCCCATACTGAACCAGGCAATCTCTCTTATCAAGAGCGGTTGGACTACCGTGAAGAACTGGATAGGGAACATTCCCGTTATCAGTCAAGGTATCAACCTGGTCAAGAGTGGGTGGACAACCGTAAAGAACTGGGTTGGCAATATCCCTGTCCTATCTCAAGGTATCAGCCTGCTCAAGTCCGGCTGGACTACCGTGAAGAACTGGATTGGCACTATCCCTGTGATAAGCCAGGGTATTCAGTTGGTCAAGAGCGGTTGGACTACGGTAAAGGCATGGGTGGGTTCTATTCCCACGCTGAACCAGGCTATCGCCCTCATAAAGTCTGGGTGGACAACGGTTAAAAACTGGATAGGGACAATCCCGGTCATATCCCAGGGCATAAGCCTTGTGAAGTCTGGATGGACTACCATCAAGGGATGGATAGGTACGATACCCGTACTAAGCCAGGGGATAAGCCTTGTGAAGTCCGGCTGGACTACCGTGAAAAACTGGATTGGCACTATCCCGGTTCTCTCTCAAGCAATCAACCTTATCAAGTCTGGTTGGACAACTGTAAAGGGCTGGATAGGTAACCTGCCCGTTATCTCCCAGGCAATCAGTCTGACAAAGAGCGGGTGGACTTCCATTTCTTCCTGGGTAGGCACAAAGGTATCTGTGGGTATCAGCCTGTTCAAGAGCGGATGGAGCAGCATATCCAGTTTCGTAGGAAACTCTGTGTCCGTTGGTATCTCCCTGTTCAAGTCCGGGTGGAGTTCTATCAAGAAATTCTTCGGACTGGGTGACGGCGGTATCATCGGCGCAAACGGTGGTGTAAAGGCGTTCGCTTCTGGCGGTGCAATCGGAGGCGCGTTCACGGACTTCTGGAACCAGATACCGAAGTACGCAAACGGCACTTCCAACGCCCACGGCAGTATGTTTGTGGCCGGGGAGCGCGGCGCTGAACTGGTGGGACACGTCAATGGACGTTCCGAAGTGCTGAACAAGTCCCAGTTGGGACAGGTCATGCACCGTTCCATCGTTGACGGCATGAGGCAGTTTGCCGGGTACTGGCAGGCTATCAACGCCCACATGACTGTCTGCACCAACGGCGTTATCTCTGCAATGCTCCTGTCTGCGGACACTGTGAACGCGACCATTCAAGACCCGAACACCTATCCGATGGACGGCCTGTACGCCTGGATGGATAGGATGAATGACCGGGTTGAAACCGCCCTCAACGGCGGGAACCGCGACCAGCTTATCTCCGGGGTGAAGGATGGCGTGAGTGAGGCTACGGCTGAACAAAACGCCCTGCTGCGGGAGCAGAACGACCTACTGCGGCGGCTGGTAAGCAAGGAAACCATCGTCCAGATTGGCAACAAGACCATCAAGGACGCTGTGGTGACCCAGGAAAAAGCTGACGGCTACCGCTTCACGAAGTAAAGGAGGGGGATGAACAATGGCATATCTGATTATCAACGGGTATCAGCTTCCCCCTCCGAAGCGAGGGGTCAAGCCCATAGTAACAACGGTTGTGGACGCTGGCCGTGACGCAAACGGTACGGTGGTTGGTCAACGGATTGGCCGTGACCAGTACAAGTTGGATGGTCTTGAGTGGCCGTGGCTGACAGCGGAGGAATGGAGCAGGATATTGACTATCTTGAAGAATTTCTTCGTGTACGTCACCTTCCCAGACCCGGTAACCAACCAACCTATCACCATCAAAATGTACCCCGGTGACCGGGACGGTGAACCGTACTACGTGGACGGCAATGAGCAGCCGACCCACTACCGCAACTGCAAATTTAATCTGATTGACGTGGGAGAGTGAGGACAATGTATAAGGTATCTACCGCCTATAAAGAAAGCATGAAAGAGGCTTTGCGGGAGAGAGCGTACATTATGTTGTCCTTCGGCCTGGTCAACCAGGAGTTACAGGCAAAGGCACGTGTGGGGCAGGGGGATTTTACCCCCTACTCCAACGTGTCTAACCTGTTTTCCGAGAAAACCGATGACACAATATACGCTACTCTTGAGGAAAACTTTACGAAGGTTGACGGTTCCATGTTCTTCCTGCCCCGGAACGGGGGCTACTACGACACGGGGCTGATAAGCAGGCAACTGGTATCTGACGCACGGTGCGAGGTCATCATCAACTTCAACACGATTGCTACGGACTTCCGTGGTATCACAATCCTGTTCGGAGAGAACTACCCCGTTGACTTTGACATTGTAAGCGATACCGGGTACAAGGTGGAGTTCCGCGACAACGACCAGGCAGAGTTCACGACCGAGGAAGTCTTTGAAAGCACCACGCAACTGCGGCTGGTGTTCTACAAGATGAAGAACCCTCAAAGCCGACTGCGTATCTACGCTATCCGCTTTGGCTACGGTCTGGTCTACTACAACGACTCCGTGATGGCTTCTTCCCTGCAAAGCTACGTGTCCCCCATAGGAGCGGATATTCCCCAGGTGGACTTCTCCGTGACCCTCAAGAACTACGACAAATACTTCAACGTGGACAATCCCCGTTCCGCTATCAACTACCTGGAAACCGGGCAGGAAATGGATATTTACTACGGCTACCAGCTTCCGAACGGCGGGGAGATTGAGTGGATTAAGGGACAACACCTGCTGTGTTCCGAGTGGGAGTCCGATGACTATACCGCCACAATCCGCTGCCAGGACGTGTTCAGAAGCATGGACTCCGAGTACAACAAGGGTCTGTATTCCCCGCAGGGGAAAACCTACTTTGACCTTGCCCTGGAAATCCTGCGGGACGCTGGCGAGAACAATTTCTACATCGACCCCCGGTTGAAGCAGCTTTACACGAAGAACCCCATGCCCCGTGTCCAGCACAAGGAGGCTTTGCAGATTATAGCGAACGCCTGCCGCTGTGTGCTGACCCAGAGCCGGGATGGTGTCATCCAGATAAAGTCCAACTTCAATCCGCTGGCTACGGTAACGAGCAACGGGGAAGCGCCCTACTCCAATGTGAAGAACGTGATGACCCAGGGCGTAAAGGACGAGTACGCGACTTTCTCTACCAACTATACGGTGGTGGATGGCACAATGCTTTTCCTGCCCCGGAACGGGCGCTACACGGGCAACACGGGCTTTGTGTCGAAAGACCAGTCCAACGCCCAGGGCAAGTTCACGGTGAACCCGACCATCACGGTTACCCAGGAAGCTATCTGTATGTACTACGGTGTGAAGTTTGAGTTCGGTCACGCCCTACCTTCGGGAATTATCGTCCGCACGTACAATACCGGGGAACTGGTGGAGGAATATACGGTAGAGGATGAAATCACCCGGAACATGGTGGTGCTGCACCAGTTTGATGACTTTGACACTATGCAGGTGGAGTTTACGGGGACGGCTGAACCATACTCCCGTATCGTCCTCAACTACTTCGCCTTTGGTGAGGTTACCAACTTCACCATGACGAAGCGGGATATGACTTCCTCCCCGAAAGCTATCAAGCAGGAGTTGGTCAAGGAGGTCATCGTCCCCTGTTACAGCTACCAGCAGGGCAACCGGGAAGAAAACCTGGTGCATGAGGAAGTGGAAGTCACCGCTGGACAGGTGGTGACCTACTACGTGCAAGACCCGTCCTACGGCTACCGTCCCCTGCTGAACCAGGAGGAAGGGCAAGCGGAGGTTATAGACTGGGGCAACTACTACGTGACCCTGCGGTACAAGGTGGAAGGTGTCTACACCCTTGAGGTACAGGGCTACCGCTACAAAATCGTGGAGCAGTATGCGGTCAAGTCCCTCCATGCGAGAGGCAAGACCGTGAAGTGGGAGAACCCGCTTATCTCTGATATGGCAATGGCACGTGACCTGGCTGACTGGATTGGTGACTACTACTCCGCAGGCATTGAGTACGAGTACACCACCCGTGGCAACCCGGAAATTGACGTGAATGACATTGTGTACCAGGAGAACGAGTTCCGCGAGAACATGAAGGTGACGATATACCGGGCAACGCTCAACTTCAACCAGACCTTCTCTGGAAAAATTACCGCCCGGAGAGTGGAGGGATAATCATGGCATGGCAGACACCGAAAACCGACTGGCACGGTAGCGTTGACGCAGAGGGCAATTACAGCGGGGACAGGTTCAATGCAAAGGACTTCAACCGTATCAAGAACAATCTTGAATACCTGCGGGAAATGGCTATCAATCTGTACCAGGACTTCACCCTTGTATCTCTGGGGGCTGACAGAACCCCACGGGATTACTTCTACGCTGATGAAATCAACCAGCTTGAAGCGAACCTCAATACTGTCAATGCCAACACTTTCAGAGTGTCCTATGGGTCTGCACCGACCTATGCGGATAACGGTAACACGATGGACTTTGTGGAACTGAACCGACTGGAAAGTGCAATCCTTGACCTGTATGACAGGATGAAAAATCAGACGGACGGAAGGAGGATGTTTACATGGAACTTCGGGATGAAAGGAGGGGAACCGTAAATGAGTTGGGTATTGCTGCCGACTAACTACAAGGACGCTGTGTGGACTGGGTTGAAGAAGTACCAGCTTATCAACAACCCGGACGGGACGGTATCTTTGCAGGACGTGACCGTGTATTCCCAGCGGGATGACTCTTTCTTCGGGGCGAAGGAAGCAAACCGCATGGACGAAGCACTCAACACCATCATGTCTATGGTGGAGAGCGGCACTGACCTGTACGAAGCGTTCCAGAAATACTTCGACACGCAGAAGCAGGTGTTCACCGAAAAGGCCGATAAGACGGCAACCGACCTTGACACCTATGCTAACGGGCTGAAAGCCCAGGGTGACCAGATTATCGAAGGTATCAAAACTGACTACCGGGAAGAAATGGACACCTACGAAGGACAGCAGCAGCAGGTCTTTGACGCTTGGTTCCAGGCTATCCGGGATAGGCTTTCCCAGGACGCTGCCGGGGAACTGATGGACTACTGCAATGACCTGGACGCGAGGCTGTCCGCTGTGGAGTACATGATTGTCCACAATGACTTCACTGCCCCGCTGAACCTTGAGGACGAAGTAGGTTCGTTCCTGGTGGACGAAAACGACAACGCAATCCTGCTGGATTGGAAGTACAAGGAGGTATAAGAACATGGCAACCATTCAGACGAAGAAGTTTAGTGAACTCACCGAACTTATGACCTGCGCGGACAGTTCCATGCTGCTCATTCACGATGGAACCGGGGTCAAGAAGATTTCCGCGAAAAATCTCAAGAAGGACGTGTCCGACCTTATCACTAAGGCGCAGAACGTCATCAACCAACTCACCTTTGACGGTGCGGGAGCGCATAATGCGGTGTTCCGGGGAAAGAGCCTGGGTACGTCTGTGACGGCTGAACAGTACGCTGCGATTGCCAACGGCAAGTTCACCGATATGTATATCGGTGACTACTGGACTATCAGTAGCGTCAACTGGCGCATTGCCGCCTTTGACTACTATTACAGGACGGGTGATACCGAGTGTACGACCCACCACGTTACCCTTGTCCCGGACACTTCCCTCTACAACGCGCAAATGCACAAGACGGAGAGCGGCCAGTACGAGGCGGGCGCGGCCAACACCACGGAGGGCGCGTATGTCAACTCCGATATGTATAAGACCGGGCTGGCAGACGCAAAGAGCAAGATTGAAACGGCGTTTGGTGCGGCGCACATTCTGGAACACCGTCAATATCTTGCCAACACCACGGCCAACGGCAGGCAGTCCGCAGGTTCCTGGTACAACAGTACCGTGGAGTTGATGACGGAGAACAACGTGTACGGCGGCAACATCTTCCACCCGGTTTCCGATGGTACGGTTGTCCCGACAAACTACACCATCGACAAGAGCCAGTACCCGCTTTTCGCAATGCGCCCGGATATGATTTCCAACCGCATTACGTACTGGCTGCGGGACGTTGTTTCCGCTGCCTACTTCGCCTTTGTCAGCTACTACGGCCGTGCGTTCTACGGCGCCGCCTCCTATTCTTATGGGGTGCGTCCCGCTTTCTCTATCAAATCCTAAATCATAAATCCCCACCCCCTTGTGGGGTGGGGTGAAAGGAACGAAAGTATGTCTGTATTAAAGAGCAAACGTAAAGCGTCCCAGTTTGAGGTATTTCACCACCTGTATAAAATGCGGAAGGAGATTACCGAACTCCTTCTCCGGGACTTCGGGTACAGCTTTGAAAAGGCGGCAAAGCGTCTGGACAGGAAGTTTGGCCGACCCTACGAGCAGCTTTCCGAAGCGGAGCGGGAACGGTATGACCGCACGAAGGTACGGTGGGAGGCGTTCGATGACTGGTTCATCTATGACCAGAGGCAGACCATTGTGGATTGCCTGCGGGGTATCACCCGCGAGGTCTACATAGCGAACAGTATCTACCCTACCTGCATGGAAGAACTGGTGGAGCGCAGGCTTCACCAGGACAAGGCGGTGGGTCTGTGTTATGACTTGACCCAGGAGTTGCAGTATGCCATTGAAACGCTGCCCGTTGATGTAAACATCTACCTGCGGTTCGGTGAAATGATACAGACAGAAATCAATCTGATAAAGGGATGGCGTAAGGCCGACAACAAATTCAAAGGGGCAATCTCTACTTCCGCTGCCAACTTCGCCAATGTCAACAACAACGGCAATGCGAACTACAACAACGCCTCCAATTCTAATGGGGTGCGTCCCGATTTCAACCCCGGAGTAAACAATGACGGCACTTGACCGTTCTCCGGGGAGAGAAAGGAGAGGTTGTCCTTCCAGTATGGTAAATACAAAACACGACACCCACTCTCACGAGAGTACCAGTAATGGTGAAAGCGGTTATCAGCGTGAAATATTTGATGGAAATGTTCTCTACGAGGGCTTCCGAAGGGCTGAACAGGGTAGCGACTGGAAACCTCAAGTCCAGCGGTTTGAAATGTCATACCTGCTGGGGCTAAGTTCTATCCACAACGGCCTTAAAACCATGAACTACCAGTTCCAACCATGTACGGAGTTTACCATGAATGAAAGGGGGAAAGTGAGGCACATCACGGGTGAGCAGATACAGGACAGAGTATCGAAACACGCCCTCTGTGATGAAGTCTTGAGTCCCGGAGTGAAGAAGTACCTCATTTATGACAACGGGGCGAGTCAAGAGGGAAAAGGGATTGACTTTGCACGGAGGCGATTGCTGGTACATCTTCGCAGGTACTATCAACGCCACGGAAGTAACGATGGCTACATCCTGCTTATGGACTTCTCCAAATACTATGACAACATACGGCATGATGACTTGATGGCGCAGTTCCGCAAGTACATACATGACCCGGTTGCCCTGGACTTCCTTGAACGGGTGATAGAGCGTTCCAGAGTGGACGTGTCCTATATGTCGGACGAGGAATACGCAGGCTGCATGGACACCCTGTTCAATTCCCTTGAGTACGAGCAGGTAGACAGAAAGCTGCTGACCGGGGAGAAGTTCATGTCCAAACACCTAAATATCGGTGACCAGGTAGCGCAGGTGGCGGGTATCATCTACCCCATTCCCATAGACAACTACGTGAAGATTGTGCGTGGTGTGAAAGAATATGGGAGGTATATGGATGACAGCTATGCAATCCATGAGAGCAAAGAGTTCTTGGAGGACTTGCTTGAGAACGTCATCCGCATTGCTGCCAGTATCGGTATCACGGTGAACACCCACAAGACCCGTATATGCAAACTCTCAAGCCTGTGGCGATACCTTCAAATTCAATACTCCCTCACGGACACTGGCCGGGTCATCCAGAAGATAAACCCGAAGCGCGTGACCTGTATGCGGAGGAAGATGAAGAAGGTGGTTCACAAGAAAAGCGAAAAGGAGTTTGATGACTGGTTCAAGTCATGGATGGAAAATCACTACCGCATTATGAGCAAGCAGCAGAGGGACAACATCAATGAACTCTACTGCAATTTGAAAAAGGAGGTATATGGTCATGTACGAGTTGAAACTTGCAGACGGAACCCGGCTGAAAAACCTGGGTCTGAACGGAAACAACTTCATCAACAATGAAAAGCTGGACGAGAGTATCTTTGAAGGTAATCTGACCACGCTGACCATTATTGGTGAGGGGGTCACCGAAGTCATGCACAACGCTGTCTTTGTGGGACAGCATGAGGAACCCGATGGTTGGTACTTCTCCTTCCGGGAACTGACCCCGCAGGAGATTTTCAACGCTTCCACGCAGAGCCGTATGGAGTACCTGGCTATGATGACTGACGTGGACTTGGAGGAGGTATAAGTCATGGAACATAGCAAGAACTACGAGAAGGTGCGCCGTTACTTTGTGAACGGCCTGTGGAGCAAGAAGATGACCTGGAACGCTGTGGGGCGCTGGATTACCCCGGAGGAATACCAGGAGATTACGGGTGAGGAATACCCGGAGGTATGGGAGGGTTAAACAATGCAGGTAGATGTCCCTATTCTCATTTCCTTCCTGTCCTTGATTGTGGCCGCTGTGGTGGGTATCACGACCCTCAAACGGAACAAGGCCACGGATGACAGGCGGGAAGCGTCTGAAACGACAACCCTCATAGTGAAATTGGAGAATATCAACAATGGCGTAAATGAGATAAAGTCTGATATGCGTAACATGAGAAGCGATATTCAAGACTTGAGGGACAGGCTTATCATCGTGGAGCAGTCCACGAAGTCCGCACATCATCGGTTGGACGGCATTGAGGGGAAGGACAGAACTTCCCCTAATGCCTAAAACAAAAATACACAAGGAGGTAGAAAACCATGATTAACTGGAAGGTACGTATCAAGAACAAGGCGTTCTGGGTGGCGCTTATCCCCGCCGTTCTCCTGCTGGTGCAGGTGGTGGCTTCCGTGTTCGGCTTTACGCTGGACTTCGGTGACCTGGGTAACAAGCTGCTGGCCGTGGTGAACGCTGTGTTCGCGCTGCTGGCTATCCTGGGCGTGGTCAACGACCCGACCACGGAGGGTCTTGAGGACTCTAAGCTGGCACTCACCTACGATGAACCGAAGCAGAAAGGAGCGTAAAGACCATGCCCGATAATAAAGAACTCACAATATGGCAGTTCTTCAAGGGTAAGGGTCTGAACGACTTCGCAGTGGCGGGTATCATGGGTAACCTGTATGCCGAGTCTGGGCTGAACCCCTGCAATTTGCAGAACACCTATGAAAAGAAGCTGGGTTACTCTGATGCCGCCTACACTGCCGCCGTGGACAGCGGGGCATACGGCAACTTCGTCCATGACAGCGCGGGCTACGGTCTGTGCCAGTGGACGTATTGGAGCCGCAAGGAAGCGTTGCTTTCCTACGCCCGGTCTGTTCAGAAATCCATCGGTGACCTCACCATGCAGCTTGAGTTTATGTGGAAAGAGTTGCAGGGCTACAAGAGTGTGATGAACACCCTCAACGGGGCTACGTCCATTCTGGCCGCTTCCAACGCTATCCTGCTGAACTACGAGCGCCCCGCTGACCAGAGTTCTGCGGTTCAGACGAAGCGGGCGGGGTACGGCCAGACGTACTACGACAAGTACGCTGGGGTCACCACCACACCAAAGGAGGACAATACCATGAGCAAGCTGTACGCTTCTACCGTGATTGCCGTTGCCGTGGCCGAAATCGGCTACAAGGAGAAAAAGAGCAATAGCAATCTGGATGACAAGACTGCCAACGCTGGTGGGAACAACTACACAAAATATGCCCGTGACTTTGACCAGAAGTACCCGCAGTGGTATAATGGGAAGAAGAACGGCTACGCCTGGTGCGATATGTTTGTGGACTGGTGCTTCCTCACGGCGTTTGGCTACGCTGCTGCCCTCTCCCTGCTGTGCCAGCCGGAGCGGTCTGCGGGTGCAGGCTGCACCTACTCCGCTGGGTACTACCGCAACAAGGGGCAGTTCTACACCAGTAACCCGAAACCGGGTGACCAGATTTTCTTCGGAACCTCTATCTCCAACTGCACCCACACGGGCATTGTGGAGAAGGTGGTTGGTTCCACGGTCTACACCATTGAGGGCAATACCTCTGACTGCGTTGCCCGCCGTTCCTATGCGCTGGGTTCCAGTAAGATTGTAGGCTATGGCCGTCCGAAGTATGACGCTGAAACCGGGGGTTCCACTCCCGCCCCTGCGCCTACTCCTTCCCAGCCCTCCACGGGCGGTAAGACCGTGGATGAACTGGCAAAGGAGGTCATCAATGGCAAGTGGGGCAACGGGGCTGACCGCAAGGCCAGACTGACCGCCGCAGGCTACGACTACTCCGCTGTCCAGAACCGGGTCAACGCTATCTTGAGCGGCAAGCCGCCCTCTAAGACGGTGGACGAACTGGCACGTGAGGTCATTGCCGGGAAGTGGGGCAACGGGGCTGACCGCAAGAACCGTCTGACTGCTGCGGGGTATGACTACTCTGCGGTACAGGCGCGGGTGAACGCCCTGCTGTCTTAGTCCACTGGTGAGGACGCAACTGGCAGGTTATCGTGTGAACCATGACCTGCCCCTCTATTGTCGGATATGACTTCACTGCTGGAGGATGTCACACCGAGAATCATGGACAAGTATTACCGAGATTTGCTTTCTGTCAAAGCGGTTTCTTCTAAGTATGTAAAAGC